TTACACTTCAATAGATATTTTAATCTATCCCTTAACTCTGATTTTATGCCAAAATTTAATATATCTTTATGAGCATGATACATAAGTAATACTGTATCATCATTAAACATTTGGTTAAAATGGATAGTCAAGGTAAAATCAATATCTTTATATACATATTCCCCTATCCTTTGAAATAATAAAAGATCACATATCAACCTTTTAGTTATTTCAGAAGCTCTCAAGAAAACGCATATATTTGGTTTTGTTTTCCCGGGTCTTCTAGAAAATACCATTGATAATAAACAATTCTTTCCATGACCATGATTGTTTTGGAATTGCAAAGCTAAAGCATACCCTCTAGAGTTTTTATTTTCCTCTGCCAGGATTTCTATTGCAAGGTTATTTAATTCTTCTCTAGAAATATAATTAGCCACTAAAGATTTCCACTTTGAGATAGTATAATTGAAGTGCCTACCAAAATCAAATTTTGAATCTAATTTTGGTTTCTTAATTCCAACTACATAATCATATAGATAAGTAGCTCTCCCCTTACAAACAAAATTCAGATTCTCATCTGCTATTAGGAAAGCTTCATTTATCTTTTCCCAAAAACTTAGAGAATCTGAATACCATTTTATATTATTCCTCCCCATTGGAAAGGTGTTTTATTTCTCGTTTAATATACCAGATAGCTTTCTTCAAATCTTCTATTTGTTTTTCTTTTTTAGAAATTCCATCTTCTGATTTGAGTCCAGCTCTCCAAAGGTATTTAATAGCATTACCTATACAAAAATCATGATGCTCAGCAATATCTATACATTCTATACCTGATGGGTGAGAAGTGTAATGACTTGGGTGATTGATATTATCCTTTTTCATACCTATAAATTTAAATCTACTATGTCATGAAATAGTGGGGTTAAACAAGTATCAAGCTCAAATAATAATGGTGTCATCAAATCCCTCATTTGGGGATGAGCTTTCTTTGAAGTACGTTGTTTTAGAATGGTTCTCCACTCCCTTATATTAGCAGTTACTACTATCTCAGTCTTCAATGAATTAGGTAATACTGATCTAGCATCTTGTGGGGTTAAGCCATCCTCCAATAACTCAAAATACCTATCTTCTGAGTCTTCCATAGCTTTTTGCCAATGTTCCCAAGAAGGATTATCACCTCCATACCCATATAAGAAAGTTGGTAATATGAAAGTTAACTCATTACCGAACTTATCCTTTGAATAGTTACAATACCTTGTACTTTCTTGAGAAAATGATGCTAATCTATGTCTTACTAACTCATGAGTTACTCCCCTATCAGTTATAAATCTTACTGAAAAAGATTGGTGTTCAAGGACTGATTCATGTCCCGAAGCTATTAATCTTTCTACGAAAGGAGTTGCAGAAGTTTCTGTTATCTTATCCTCTGATTTATAACAGGTTCTACCCGCTTGTTCTATAGCAAGTAAAATATCCTTTGGTTGTTTATGCCAAAGGATATTATAATATTGTTGTTCTATTTTCATTATTCCTCTTCTTCGTTATCTTCCTCTTCTACTATTGGTGATTCAGTTATTGACCCATCAGATTCTTGGAACTTAATTAATTTCTTTTTCTTATCTGGTTCCATGAACATCTTTAGATCATATTTTTTGATAAATTTAAGATAAGCAGACTTAATCTGGTTTCTTACCATAATAGATGGACATTTTTCTGGTAGTGGTATACCATCCCAATCTCCTATGATACAATCTTTAGCTAATAATGATTTAGCTTCTTTACCATATTTTTCTGGGTTAAATATTTTATATACCCTCATGTAGGCTTGATACTTGGGATCATCACCGTTATTAGCTGCTTTCTTAACCCTACGTAAAGCTTTCTTTAACCTTTTCTTCCTATCCTCATCTTTTATCTTTTCTATGAGTTCTGATATATCTTCATACCCATTGAAAAGCATTAAGCTGGTATCATCAGCAAAAGCAGAACGTATAAGAAGTTCAACTGTAAATTCAGTATGATCATATACATATTCTCCCATGCGTATTGATAGGAGTAAATCCCAAGGTAACCTTGTTACTACATCTGATGCTCTCATAATGATAGTTAATCTTGGTTTATCAATACCTATCATCCTGGAGAACATACCAGACATCAAACATCCCTTGCCATTACCATGTGAATCAGCAAAGTTAAATCCAATATGATAATTCCTATTGATAGCCTTGTTCTTTTCAAATTCTCTTATCTGGAGTTTTAATTGATCAAGAGAATCCAGATCAAGATAATTATTAAGAAGACCACTCCACTTACTTTGTGTATATCCCAGTATCTTTCCAAAATCAAATTCTGGGTCAAAGCTAGCCTCTTCTATCAATATGGTTAAACCATACGTATAAAGGGAATTTGTAATAGATGCCCCCTGTTCACCTTCAAACAAACCTGGTTCTTGGTTAATAAACATTTTGTTTACTCCAGCCCAGGCTTGTTCTCCAGTTTTAAATACAAAACTTTTCATAAATTAATATTTTGATTCAATCCTAAATTTATTAACTCTATTCTTTTTAAAATAGAGAAAATATAAATTTTCAGGACTGATTCCCATTGCTAAGAATAAACCCATCATTAAGATAAAAGCTTTTACTATCTCTTCCTGATAAGCTCCTTCATTGGTCATCATTTGAGATTGCTTCCATGGTTTATTCTTTAAGAAATTTCTAGCAATATTTAAATGGTAAGTAACATCCCACATCATGTATTTGTATGATGAATAGGTTAACTTATTATAAAACTTACCACATTGATGGAATCTGGTATCTATTCTCTTGTTAATCAACCTCGGATCTTCAGAATCCTCATCCATACTTTCAAACTCTTCCAAAAGATATGTTTTATTCATAGCTTTTGGTTCTGATACCATGTTACATGGATCATTGTATAATATGGATAAACCAACTTGCATAGCTTTAGCTAAGGTTGGTAAAGTCTTAGTCACACCAAAAGAAACCTTATCTTTTAACCAATTATCCAAGTAATCTTCAATATCTTTTGCTTGAATATTGGAATAGATTAATAACTCCAACATGAAGTGCATGGCATCTGCCATTTCTTCACCAGCATTCTGGAGATGATTCAAACATTGGATATATTCCTCCTCCTCATAGTCAGATTTCCAAAGCTTGTTTTTTTCAGTTAACTTACTTACTAAAATCAAAGCTTCATATCCTTCTGCAAGTTCCTCTATTACCCGTCCCACAAAATCTTTTAAGATAATCTGAGACTTCTTTGTATTCACATCTATTGGATATTGAGGTAAACCCTCTACTTTAATATATTGTTCCAATAATTCTTTTTGGAGTGAATACATACATTCTAAATACTTACCACCAACTACTTTAATTGGTTCTTCAATGATATCCCTGCTATCCATTTTAGTTATTTTTTATCAGTTGAACCAAACCCGTTTTCTCCCCTGTCAATTGTATTAGACTCAAGGATATCATTGTAGCTATCACTGGTAACTTCTTCCATAGTTGAAAGAATGATAGGAGTATGTAGGAATTGGATTATTTTATCATTACTCTGGAGAGTTACCATTCTATTGCTGTTATTCTGCAAACCTATGTGGATTTCTCCAGTATAATCTGCATCAATAACTTGAGCTGTAAAAGTTAAACCTCTTTTAGTAGCTATTCCAGATTTATTTGCTGCTACCAGAGCCGATTGTTTATTTTCTATCCAAACCTTTATTCCGGAAGGAATTAAAATTCTTTGACCTGGTTTTAAGAATAACTGACCAAGCTTTATAATGTATGCACTAAAATCTGGATTCTTATCTTTGATATCATTTATGAGTTTTTCATCAATCACTGGAATATAGAAATCAATACCAGCATCATGTTTGTTAGCTCTGGTAGGTGATTTTACATCTCTTACTTTTGTGAAGAGAACTCTTTGTAGAGTTTCTTTTACTTCAGTTTTAGTTTGTTTCTTACTCATTGTATTTAGTTTTAGATAAATGTCCAAGCTTCCATTACTGATCCCTCTACTTCTTCATAAGGTAAAGTTGTAGTACCATTATTTGCCCATTGACTTCCCCATGAATTTTTGATTATGAATCCTCTGTTAGAATATCCAACCAAAGGTACTGCATGATATCCTAGTAACTTATCACCTAACCAAAAGCTTTCTCCATAGTTGTAAACTGGTATACCAATTATTACACCGAACATTGATACAATAGCTTTTTGGATATCCTTACTGGTACCGATTCTAAAATACTCATGTACTTTGTAAGTTTCTTGTTTACCAGTGAACCCATGTTCTTTAGCTAAACTAAAGAGTTCACTTAACATCATACCATCTTTGGTGGAACGTAAGTTATAAAGTTCCTTTCTATCAAAGCTCTTCTTAACATTATATGCTCTTTCCATTAGATCAGCTAAAGCATATACTGCACACATTGAAGAACTTCCCTGATCATATACTTGACCCATTGGGATCATGTAATATTCTGGAAGTTCTACTGCTTTAGTTATAGTTTGGGTTTTAGTTCCCTGACTCAATATTAAGTCTAATTGTCTCTCTACCATTACCTAATCCTCCTATACATTAGAACGTTAATAGAATCTAATTCATTCACTGTAAACTGATGCTTGATTTTACCATTGTTGTTTTTGATAAACCAAGTCTTGGTCATGTAGAAAGGTTGTACCCATAGAGTATCCCAAGTAGCTGGAAATGGTGGTTCAAATTCAACCATTGTCTTCATTGCTGAGTCAATGGATTGTTGCTTAGTTAAAACAACTGAAGTGTAGTTTATTGTACTACACCCAACTTGAAATAGAAGTGATAAAGCTAAGATTGTTAGAGCAACAATTCCTACTAAAGAAATAGCTAAGAAAGTTTTCTGTTTCATTTTTACTTATCTGAAAATTCTTTGTACAATAATCTAGCTTGTTCTCTTGAGATAGCATACTTAGCTTGAAGTTTATCAAGAATAACTTTCTTGGTATCTCCTTTCCTTTTGAGAGCTCTGTAAGTTTTCTTTGCAGCAACTTTATCAACCAATTCCTCCATATCCTTGTAATGATTCTCTTCTTCCAATTCCTTTCTGGTTTTACCCATCAATGCTGCAAATTTGATACAACATAATTCTGAATCACCACAGCTTCTACATTCTTCAGTTGAGAGATCATATTCTTTCCCAAAGCAAGGATCTCCATTGTCACCAATTGAATTGATATCAATAGCTTTGAGAATTGGTGTATCTTCGAGTTTGATTAACTTGTTTTTCTTTTGCTTTGCCATGAGTTGAGAATTTAACTTTCGATAATCAATATGTTTTTCTGATCAATTAGGGTAATCATAACTCTAGCGAAGGATATTACGCGTATATGTACGCATTTGAGATTTTACTTTAGTAAAATCGATATTTTTCCGAAGGAAAAAATGTATATCCATGTTAGGATAGATAAGTGTATATGAGTATTTAGCTTATTATCTTTTATCAGGCCATAGCTATATAAGCTAATAGCTAATAGCCTCTTTGATTCCCTTAATTTATTTAGCTTTTCCTAGAGTTTCTCTATGACGTTTATTTTTAGGGAGTTGCTTACCTGTGGGATGCCCTATGGAAATGACTCTTAAATTCTCTTTTTTATAATAATTTTTCCTATGGTTCCCATGCCTTAATAAATATATTCCCGGAAAAACTAAATCATCAAGATAGGCCTTTTTCTTAGAATTATGTTGCCTTACTAAACGACCTAAAATTTGTATTGTTTTTTCATTAGAATCCATAGAAGCAGTATTCTGAATGTATTGTAGAGTTGGAATATTCTTACCTCTGGATATAATTGTAGTTGATATAAGGATATCAATTTTCCCTTCCCTTATATCATTTAATAATTTATCTCTGTCTGGAGTTTTATGATGAACATGAGCTATTCTATAACCTAATCCAAGTTTTTGATTCATCTTTTGATAATATTCATATAACTTTTCACAATGATCAATAAACTTGGTTACAATAAGCATTGGGAATCTACCATAACGGGCATTATATTGCATTCTATAGAAACTTTTTTCATAAGCAGCAATATTATATGTTATGTTTTTATCATATTCTTCTTGATAATCATCTGCTGATATTGATTTACCGGATACATAAACCATTTTCACTACTACTGGAGTAGCTTTACCTGATTTAATTTGGTCGGCTAATTTAATGGAATCTATAGCATCACCAATAAAAGACCTTATGTTCATATTATGAACTAAGTTTTTTTTCAACTTACTCATATATAGGGTTCCACTAAGACCAATTCTAACTTGGGTATTATATAAATGTTCTATAACATTCTTATAGGTTTTATTATCAATAATATCAGCTTCATCAATAAGAACTATACCTATCTTGGTTAATTCATACTGATATTTTTTTATATTCTGGGAAACTGATTGGACCATTGCCACATTGAAATTACCCCATCTATTAATTTTCCCACCCTGAACAAAGACTATATCTTCACCTGGTAATAATGGTGGAATCTCTCTTTTAAACTGTTTGAAGAGATCAGAATCATTTAACAACAGGATAGTAGGTATTTTTCTTTTAAAAGCTTGGTGGATAGCACAGAATAATAAAGACTTACCAAAACCAACAGAATAATCTCCTGCACAAATATAAAAAGGAGTTTTACCAACTTTATTATTTAAAAGGGTTTCTAGAGCTTTTTTCTGTCTGGGATATAAATTCTTATCCCCTAACATATCTGGGATTACTGGAGTAATATTTAAAGGGGGCCTACGGTCAATTATTTCTATCTTTTCCCCCCATGATTTTAATTTATTATATACCATGGGTAAAAGCCCAATTCTAAAACTACCATGATCACTCACATATTTAATGTATCCATCCCATCTAACCTTACCTTTTTGATACATTAATATATGCCAAGCATTAGGATGCTTTATCCTAAATTCCTTGTAAAGTTTATGTAATACCTTCAGTGGTCCTTTAGCTTCACAGATATTACTATTTTTAATTATCAGTTCTACCATAATTGACAAAAGGTATTTGATCTGGTTCTATATTCTTTACATACTTAGCATAATCAATAAACTCATTCATAAGATCATTATCCATTAGGAACTCTTCCACTAACTCAACAAAATCTTCTTTTCTTAATTTGTGTTGCATAATCATAATTATTTTTCAGATAACCATTTACCACCAATAAAATCATACTCAGGAGATAGTGATTCTGCCTGAAATTCCGATAATAAATTAATTTTTGAACAATGGTTACAGATTACATATCTATATATCATCATTGAATCCGATATACCAACCATACCATATTTGGTATCATCAAGAAATACCTTTTCTAAGTCTATTTCTTGATTACATTTATCACAAATAAGTTTACAACTCATAATTTTACTGTTTAAATTTACTCCAAATATCCTCCTCTACTTTATGAGTTTTTAGAGGTATATTATATTTTGATACATAGGTTAATAATCTTTGATTTGCTTTATCCCCATATAAATCTTCTATCTTGGGAATACCATTACAGAATGATAAAGCTTCAAATTGAGCCTCTATATAAGTTTCATAATCAACTCCTTTTTCATCTGCATTTTCTCTAGCTCTTTTAAAGTTTACATATTGTAGGGAATCTCTTACATAATTATTAGATAATCCAGTCATCTCTGCAACTGTACTACAATATAAATCATGTACATATTTAGTTTCTTGATGATGATTATCTAGAAGTAATTCAGTTTCAGCTTCATATTTATTTATTATCCAATCTACTTGTTTTAACATCCAACTTGCAGCAAAAGCATAGTTAGCTCTTTTAGAAGTTCCCATTAATCCTAAAGCAGTATCAACAAAAATTATATAACCCTGTCTCTTCTTTAGTTTATATCTTTCACAAAATTCATTGACAACAGGTACCAATTGTTTTAATTGCATCCACTGACTATCTGTTTGCTTTATCTTAGTTACCCCTACATGTTTTAATTGTATTCTAGAGGAATAAATAATATCTGCTAATAAATTTGTATCTGATATTGATGCAGAAGTTCTATTTGTTACCTTTTTAGCTTGTTTTTTATTATTTGTAAACACAGAACGATGGTCAAGAGAATATCCCCTGGCCATCTTAAAAATCTCTAACAGAGTTTTATTAGATAATTTCCTACCATCTACTTGATTCCAAATTTCCTTGAATTTAGTAAATGTGATATGTATTGATGGTTCTCTCATGATTATAATATTTATATATTATAGTTTGAAAGATTTCATTAACTCTATTCCGGTTAGAGTTGATCTTTGAGTAGATTCTAACTCTATTAGCTTTTTAGTTAGGTAAGATTTTATTTCCCTGATATTACCTTTATAAGTATCAAGTTTTCTCATAGTATCTAACACCAAATCTTTCCTATCAATTCTTAAATGTAGGTCATATTCTTCACATATTTGATCTATAAGGAACTCCATTAAACCAGGTATATTATGATAATCCCTTACTGGTGGGATAGTAAACTCCATATGAGCTATCCTATAATATAAATCACTCCTGAATTTACCCTCATCAATTAAATCCCAAAGTTTTACATTTGTAGTACAAACCAAATTAAAATCTACCTTTTGTACCCGATAATCACCAACCTTCATAAAGGTTAATTCCTGAAGAGCCCTTAATAAAGTTACCTGTCCTCTTAAACTAAGGTTTTCTATCTCATCAAGAAATAAAGTACCACCATGAGCTTGTTCAAAATAACCTTCTTTATCCTGATGAGCTCCAGTGAAAGCACCCTTTATATGACCATAGAATTCAGAAGCTATAAGTTCATCATTTAATGATCCACAATCTACTGGGATAAAGTTTCCAGAAGTTTTCTTTATAAAATGTATATATCTTGCAATGTGTTCTTTACCAGTTCCAGTTTCCCCATATAATAATATATTCTTTATCTTTATACCGATTATATCTATTGATCGTATGATATCTGTATGTGATAGATCAATAAAATATTTATTCATGTTAAATGGACTTTCCCTTTTAACCTTCTCTTTTGGTTTACCTTTAATTGGTAATTCTCTCAAAACAGCCTTCCTTATAGAAGGACATTCTTCTATTAATATGGCATGTGGATAGGCTTTCTTAATATCATTAAAAGAACCACCACTTATAAATCTATCGCATAACACATGATCATAGTGTTGATAATCATATCTCCATATATGTCTCATGGTTACTTCAAACCCCTTCTCTTCAAAGTAATTTCTATGATTGACATATACTTCTGGATGGTTAACTAAGAATAATATACTTGACATTATATCCAAATTTTACTGGCTACTTCACCCATATTAGAAAAAAGTTCAGTAACTACATATGAAACCCCATTGAGAATTATTTCATATCTATAGCTCTTTACTTTACCATTTTCATCAAAAATACCCTCTACTGTTTTTAATATACCATACCCAACTAAGTTATTGGTTGTAAAGAAATAACAATTGCCAATTATTGGTAAATCTAAAACCTGTTTTGGTATATCAACTTTTGTTGGTTTATCTTCTTCAGGCTCAATAATTGTTTTTTTTTCATTCTTGGGTACTCGTGATAGAATTGACATAGAAGGAAACTTAGTCATGTGTAATTCATCCACCATCTTTACCAAATCTGGTAATGAAATACTATCTTTAGTTCTTCTATATCTTAAAGCTACTTTATCTCCACTTACTTCTAAGTATCCATATTTAGCTAATATTTTGGTTACATGAGCCATAGCTACAAACTGTATTCTATGAGCCTTGTAAAATGGTTTAAGTGGAACCTTAGTAACTATAACCTGAGTATCTGGGAATTTAGGATAGAGTTCTTTTATAGCTTGTCTTTCTTGTTCCTTGACTTCTTCATTTAGAATAAACATCACCTTGAATATTTAAGTTTGAGTTTAAAAAGTTCTTGATAGCTCTGATAATGTGTTTTATAAACATAGGATAGAGTTCTTTTCCTACCTAAGTCATTACAATCAGTTCCCTCGGGTAAAAATATAACTTTGACTTTCTTGAAGTTAACCAATTTTAATGCAAGGTCTATAGCTCTATCCTTAGCATCTGGGTCAAATAGAATTATTATTCTTTCTACTGGAGATTTTATTATTTCATTTATTTGATACCTGCTTATTGCTTTACCACCAGAAGCAATTCCCCTTTCTCCCATGGTTTCAGCATTTAATGCTCCTTCACAAATAAAGACTGTTTTATATATATCTAGAGCATCTTTATTATATATTATAAAGGATTTCCCCAAACCCGATTCCGAAGTATCTGGATTATTATATTTTGGGCCATTACCAATAAATAAACGGGCATTGAAATATACCAATTCCCCATGCTGATGAAATGGGATTATCAGGTATCCAAAATACTTTCCCTTTGTTCCATATCCCCATCCAGCCATTGCTACTTTCTGTAGATTGAAACCTCTTTTCTTTACATAATTTCTAGCTGCCTTTGCTAAAGAAGATTTTCCAAAGAGAATGGATTTAAACCCATCAGGGAGAATCATGGGTTTAGATTCTTTAATCTCTAGTTTTTCCTCTTTAAATATATAACCTTCATACTTGGAATTGTTTAATAAGTTGACTACTTCTCTATAAGTATCAACATTTTCCAAATACATGATTAGATTGATAGGTGATGGGTGTTCCCCACATCTAAAACAATTACACCTATTCAATGAAAGGTTAATTCCAAATTTACCCTCTCTACCACAGTAGGGGCATTTTGATTTCATCCAACCATGGCGATAATCGCGGGCGTTTATCTTAGAAATAAAGTATCTATATAACTTTCCCTTTAAATTATTATTTATTTTCATGTCTATTCCTAATAATACCCTCTTTTCTAAGGTAATTAAAAATAGAAGATCTACCTACCTGATATTTGTTACAGATATCTTTTATCTTCATACCACGTTTATAATCATTAATTATATCTGGTACTTTTAGCAAATGCCTGTTATTACCTTGATTTCTAAGTATATTATTGTTGGATAGAATCTTAGATAACCTGGTATTTCCAATACCATACTTATTTAATATTTTACTTCTACTTAATCCAAAACTATAATCATGGCATATATCATTAACCTGTTCAATAGTTAAAGGAACTTTTCCTCTGGGCCTATGCCTATTATCAAATATCATTTGTTGAGTATTTTCTTTATAAGTTCCCCAGTATAGGTTTGATACTTGATTATTTAAAGGATTATTATCTTTATGACATACACAGGGTTTATTTTCTGGATTTGGTAAAAAAGTTATAGCTACTAACCTGGATACCAATTTTAAACTCTTTCTTATATGTACTTTTTTTCTACCCTTGTTATTTACAGATATGGTTAAATACCTATTAGAAAAGATAGAGTATATCTTATCTCCTCTATTATTTATGTAAATACCTGGATATCCAGGTATTTCTTTAAACTCTTTAGTTAATCTGGCCATTAAATATCACCTGACTTATTATTAACTTTTGATGGATCAGCTACTGGGTTTCTACTCTTCTCTTTCTTTTTAATTAATTGATCAACTTGTTTCCCTTGAGTTTCATCATAAGTATTTCTAGCTTCCTTTGAAAACTCTTTCCAACGTTGTCTATCCCCATCAACATTAAATAAACATCTTCCATGTGGTTTTCCATCTCGTTGTACCACCACTTCTAAACGTTGGATATTATGTTCTTCTTCATCTTCAGTGGAATTGAGACCCAGTATACATTGAGCATTACGTACAATTGAAATGGAAGATGCTATATCATTATCTTCATATATTGTAGCTTTGTGTTTTGCACCTTCCCTGGTTATATGTTGAGCAGTCCATATTGCATCTAATCCAAGTTCTGCACCAAGATTATCTATATCGATATAAACATTATCTATACGTTCTGTGTCTTCCTTATGACGACCAATTGAAGCTAACTTTGCAGCATAGTCAATAACCAATACATTAATTTTTATACCCATCTTAGCTTCAAGCTTAGATATAATTCCTTTTATTGTATTAGCATCTGCAACTTTAGCTGGTACCCTCTCAACTATAAATTCAACTCCTATTTTTCTATACTTTCTCATGTGTCTTTGTTCTAGCTTATCATATTCACCAGAAAGTATTTCTTTTCTATTTTTATTGAGGGTTGATTGGACCATACGTTCCATGATATTATTCTTGCCATTTTCTGTATCTATGTATAATACATTCTTCTTCATGGCAAGATATCCCCGAGCAATATTAATAAGAGCAAATGTCTTCTTTGCTTTAGGTCTATCTAATATCACAAAAATACTGTTTTGAGGATATCCATTAGCATTTGATAGATTATTTAATTGCCAATATGGGGTGGGAATAATATTTGGACTCATTTTACGCATTAATTGCCTACGTACTGTACCACCAACCATTAATAATGGTTCTTCATCTTTTTGAGGCAATGAATTACGTATAATATTTGCTACTTTATTTTGATAATCTTCATACAAGTTGAAGTTAGAAAAATCCATTGATTCATTCAGGGATTTCATTTCTATATAAGCAGCAAACTTAAGTATATTTTCTTGTATTACATCATGATCTTTTAATGGTGATGAGAATAAGTTCTTTATCATCTTAATGATACCAGGGACGTCGTCCCTGGTAACCAAGTCAATATATTCCTTACTTTCTAATAACTGAGTACAAGATTCTATAAGTAAAGCTTGACTTGGTATCTTATGATATTTCTTTACAAATTTCCTGAGTCCCTCCATTATGAGAGCATGTTCAATCAGAGCAAAGTACCCAGGTTTAATTTTATTTATTATTAATAAAGATTCCTTACTTTGTATTAAAAACCTGAGTACCTCTAACTGAAAATCTATAGAAAACGTAAATTTATCAACTGATTTAATTGGTTTTGATTTTTTTATAGCTACCATATATAATTGAGTTTGTAACAGTTACAATCATATAAGAGTACTTGTTAGCACTTTATATTAATATCAATCTAAACCTTACTGTGAAAAAGAATCTTTCACTTCTTCTACCGAGTTAAAATAATTTTTATATTTGCATAAACCCAAAAACAAAATACTCATGTCAACTAAAAACACTAATGGTTCTGAGATTCACAGGATTAAAGAGTTTACTAATTATAATAGGGAACAATTTGAAAAGTTGTATCGATTATGTAAACCCCTTGTTAGGAATCTTTCTAGAAGCATAGATTCAAGAAGATTTAATGTTAGTCAGGATATTATCCAAAGTTATTTCTGGGATAAGTTTTTATATGTATATAATAAATATCAGGATAGATATGATGAGGAGAGATTGAAAGCTACTCTGTTAACTTCTCTCCAAATTTTTAAAAATAAACTTCTCAGGAATGCTTATACTAAACAAGCTGAATTCAACCAAGAGTTGACTTCTTTAGATACATTATTTGATAACAATAAAGAATGCTTAGATGATAGTGAAGAAACAGAATATAAACAGGATTTATCGGATAGGTTTAATCAATATATGATGGACCATCTTAGTCCCGATGAATATTTGGTTTTTAGGGTAGAACTTGACCCACCTCCCTTCTTTACTGAGAGAATTATTAAATCTCATGGAAAATTATCTATTCTCCATCTAATTGATTTCTTTGAATTACCAAGAAATGGTAAGTCTCACACCATACTTACCAACATGAGAAAACATATCAAACAAGTTCTAAATACTGCAAAGCAAGAATTTAAACGCTAAAAAGGGGCAAGCCAGAATCCTAAAATCCCAACTTGCCCCCGACTAACCAACTCAACTATGGTTAAGCTAGATCAAATGATCATTTATGTAAAGAAAGGAACTCACTAATGAATCCATAAATTTATTGTTGGTAGTTTCATCTTGGAGTAATTTAACATCTTCTTTATTATCCTGGAATAACCATTCTATAAGTACTGCCGAATAACCGCTTCCCATCAGTACAGTGAAATTAGCTTCCTTGGTTCCACGATTCTTATAGCTTGGAAAATCTTTAGCCAAGTTATCTAATATTACTTTTGCAAATTTATCAGAGGTGGTATTTCCAGGTGAAGTATAAATTTCAAACCCCCTTGCATTTGCCCAATCATTTCCCATGCCTGCAGCATTATTATGGAGGCTTACTAGAAATTTAAATTCCCCAGGATTAGTATTCACCTTACTTGCAAATTCTTTTCTTCTAGATAAGCCTATTTCCTTATCAGTTGGATTTGTAATTTCTACTCTGAATCCCAAGCAAGTGAGGTGAGTCTTTAATTTTTCACATATTTCTCTACTCCACTTATATTCTTTATGAGTTCCATCTGGTGAACCTTTTCCTGGAACTTCTTCCCCATGAGCTGGGTCTAATATTATAACTAATTTTCTCATATTACAGATTTTTTAAGTAATTAAGTTTTATACCATTTACCAATATATCAGTAGATTGATCTAAACCTGATACAGTGAATTCATCTTTTGGTATATAAACTTGTTCAGTGATAAAATCAACTATCACATCTACATCTTGTTCATCAACTACTACTGATAATTGTTTTTCATCATATAGGAAGTTTGATAGATAAGAAGTGAACTCTATAAAATCATTCTTAACTACTCTATTGATTTTATTCTTGGTAAGTTCCACATCATCTATATGATTTTCTAAACGTATTCTCAATATCCTATACTTAATGGTATTTGATAAACTATTCATACCTCTTTGTATAAGGATTTGAGATTGACCTCTACCTATAGTTCTATCTGAAGCACCATCAAAGTATTCTTGTGTTCTTACTGCAGCATTATATATAATATCCATTTTCTTTGTTAAAGAAAATATCTGATATACAAACAATACTACAACAATTATAATGAATACCATAAAGATACCAAAGATAATCTTTAGAGCACCATAGTTTGCAGCTGCTTCAGCTAATTCTACTGAAGCCTGTGTAACTTGAGTAACTGCATTGTCTATATTTGGTTCTTGAGTTTGTAATGGATACAGCATGATAATATATATTATTTTTTAGATTTACGTTTTTTCTTTGTTGCAGTTACTACTTTAGTAGTGGGGAACTCAGCTGGTGGAACTATAGTAGAAGAATAAGCTGGAATATTCAGATCTGCTTCAGAAGTACTAATTGGTACCATTACTGGAGCATCTACCAATAAAGTTGGGATATCTGGTACAAGAATTATATGTTCATCATTCTTACCATATAATCTTACATTCAATGGTAGATATTTATTTATAAGCTCTGCAAAAGCATCTTTTACTTCTTCTAACCTTCCTTCCTCTTCGAGAAGTTTATACATTCCATAGGGAATATATATGGTCAGAGCTAAAGTATCACAACTCCAACAACTTCCCCAAGGCCAGCCAGCTTTGTTTCCCTGATCTACTGAACCACTTTCTAGGTATACCGAACATACACCTTCCCATAAAGCTATGACCAAATTTGAATCTCCAGAAAATTCTTCTTCTGGTTCTGATATAGCTTGGGTACTTGGTTCATCTATGGGTAATACCAAATCAAATTTAAACCTGACTCCATAGAATCTTCCCAGTACTGTAAAGAAGTCTTCTGTACCCCTTATCTTAAATAATGATATGGCATATTTTAATATCTTTCTAGTATCTGCTTTTGGGAATCCCTCTGGACTGTTTAACCATTTATATACATTCTCTTTTGTATAGGGTTCTCCCCTGGTTAAAACCCCATAAGCATAGGGAATATAATCGAAATATTCCCAAAAGTAGTTAAGAAATAACTCTGGAGTTTTCTCTACATCCAATAGATCCATGAAGTTATCTATATCTGGCATTATATTGTCATCTATATAACCAGTACATGAATCTATGAATCTTTCTAGAATACCTTTACCTTCTTCATCTTTGTAGGTATCATTTTCCTTATAATATATAGGAAATAGGTGAGTGAACACATAGTCCTTAAAATTCTTAAACGACTTCATTGATTTCAAGGGTTATAGTGTTACTTCTAAATATTGGGATATTGAAATTGACTGGTATCAAATCCCTGTTCATTGGTTGGAGAGATATTACATATTCATCCCCCGGGTTGTATACTTGACCTTCCCCCGGGTTGCCTATAGTAATTTCAAAAGAAAGGTTATTACCATTTACTTGAGTAATATTTCCAAATGTACCAGTAGTATTAATATCAGTATCATTTACTAACCCATTTATTTTATAACCACTTTCAGTAATGGTTATCATTACCTGACGTTCATCAGTTTGAGCTTCAGCATCCCCAGTACTAAAATTGATTTGTTTGAAATGAGTTATATTCAAGTCTGGTACTAAAGAGGGATCTATTCCACCACCTCCTTGAGGAACTGGGTAAGATAATAAGTATAATGAATTGATATTTAAATAATCCACCATACTCTGATTATCTATCAAGGCATATAGGTCTGATAACCTTACTACTTTGTTTATATCTGAAGTGTTGTAACTATAAGCTTCTACTAAAGCTTTGATTACCTGATCACTGATATCATTCTTACTAAACGATTTTCTACCAGTTATGGTTGCATCTAAGAAGATTAAAGAAGTATGAGTAGACTTTACATTAATATGTGTAGTTATTACCTTAGCTTTAGTAAGTTTATCAGTAACACTATCTATTAATGCTTGTGAAGCTTCTCCTCCACCATCTGGAGTAATATATACCGTTACAAATTTACCACATTGATAATCAACGTATGATTTATCTACCCCTGGAACCAACTTAGCTATTGCTTCATAATCTTCTCTGGTTATAGCTACTCCAAGAGTTTTGATGGAGAGGGGGATATGTTGTTTAAGCATATCAAAAGTCTCATAATCAGAACCACCCGAAGCAGAGTATACATTAGATATACTTATATCATTGTATTTATCAGTAAGTATGGTTGGTATTGGAGTACCAAATTGGTTCTCTGCAATATTTCCAAGAGCACCATAGGTAAGATAATATTCTGCTTCTACCTTACCATTCAAATTTGGTTTCATACCAAATTGACCATCACCAAACATAATGTATGGTTTTCCAGCTTCATCTATTTCTACTTTATATACTTTATCAGTAGAATTAGCATAAGCAAAGGTGTCAACCAAAATCCATGGTTCATTATCAATATATAATACCATGGAACCCTCTACATATTTCTGATCAGTTGGTAAGTCACCAAGATATATGATTACATCAGTAGAAGTAATCTGTCCCAATTGAATCCTATCTGGGTCACCAACCTTAGATTTTTGTACTACTGGTACTTTAACTGAGTAAGGATTTTGAGTAGCATCCCATACTATGGTTTTAGAAGATAACCAAGTCTTACCATCTTTGGATTGAAATTCCGTATTTACTGGGATAGTTATATTCTCAGTAATTGGTGAACCATTTCCCCTGTATATAGTTAAGTTTACTGAAGCAGGGATACCAGCTTTTATATGGTAATCCACTAACTTAGCATGTTTATATAAAGAGGAATACCTTCTAGCAGTTGGTAAGAAAGCTTCTCTTGCCATATTATCAATATAGAAATGTATAACTTCTGCTATGGCTGAGAATATTGATATGATAAGAATAAATATATTTCCTTCACTATAATCTGACATTTCTGGTACTCTAGCTCTTAGCTTAGATATCAGAGTGGACTTAATATCATTGAAAGACCTTTGGAAAGGATTCAACCAATTATTGCTAGTAGGCATTGATTATATTGTTTACTGGATTATATTCAAAGTTAAGATCTTCAACCCTTTTAGAGTTGTTGATTTGAAATTTGATAGTTATATGGATTTTATCATATGATCTTTCAGATTCTACTGATATCTTCTGTATCCTGGGTTCCCAATTCTCTATACCATCTCTAATAAAATCTCTTAAGAGGTATTCTAGAGCTTGAGTATTGGGTTCTTCTATACATTCCCATATTCTACAACCAAAGTATTCTTGACGAAATCTTTGACCTATTTGGAAAGTGAGTATAGCTATCAAATTTTGTTTTATCAATCTTACATCCCCGTATAACATCCCCCATCGTACTTTTGGTACTTGAGTTCCATCTGGTTGTAGAGCCATCTCTACATTACCATTTTCATCTTTTACTTCTTCTAGCTGTATTGGGAAGTAAGCACCTGAACCAATAGTGTTGAGTTGTTTTAGATTCATAGCTTATAGTTTTAAATAGGGATTGCTTGCAAAGCATAATCAGCAGAACTTAGTAATGAAGTAGTAGTTTCTACTATAGGTGGAACTCCCACTCCAGCTAATGATACAAATTCATTTACTTCTGCCATTTGAGCATTAGCTATAGATAGATTAGATTTTGCCATTTCTACACTGTTTTTTAAGCTAACCAAAGAAGCAGCACCAGCTTTTGGTGCAGTAGGATCTGGAGTAGCTATAGCAACTATTTGAGCTGCCCAGGTAGAAGCAGAAGATATAATTTTATTACAGGTCTCTGTTATAGAATCAAGGATGGCATTAATTTTATTAATAAAATTTTGGATAAAAGTTTTAGCTGCATCTTTCATCCTTTGAAGAAATGCTTGTTTCTCTTCTTCTGATTCTATAGTTTCTAGATAAGGTGAGCACTTAGCTTCTATTATCTGGTCTGGAGTTATACCTATGTCTGCCATTAATGAGTGAATTTATCATCTGGTAATTTAGGTAAATCAGTGGCCATCCATTGAGATACATTCTGTCCTGACATTACTACAAGTAAATCTTTTTGAACAGCTTCTACAAAGGTTTTGAAATATTCTATATTCATTACCTGTTTGTTAGTACCCCCATTTACTTCCACTTTATCTTTATCCATATAAATCTGAGTACCATCTTCGATCTCTATCTCTACTTTTTGTTTTATATGGACTTTCAATAAATCACCATCTTCTTTTAAGTAAACTTTGTTACCATTTGGAGTGATGATACCCATAGTATCATTATCCTTAAACTCTTCAGGAACTTCTCCAATAGCCCAACCAAATGGTGACCATACTGGTCTCATGGGATCTCCCATTTCAAATTCCACCCAAACTATTTCCCCCACTCTGGGAGTAAAAGCTTTAGCTCCATATTTCATTCCACCAAGATTTCCCCGGGGTCTAGCTACTACTTCTACCCCCTCCAAAACTGAGGGTAATGTTATGGTTAGTTGACCAGTGAAGTCTGGGTCTTGGTTATTTGTAACCACCCCTTTATATACAGAATAGAATCTACCTGTAAACTCTACTCCATATCTTTGAATCATTTCACCTATGGTCATTGTTTATTTTGATTTAAATCAATAGAACCAACAAGAGTACCTTTTTCTTGAAGAGTTTTAGTATCAGTTTTGGTACTTGGATTCTTGGTCATTATGTTAAAATCTTGTTCAGCTTTATAAATATCCACGGTATTAGTTTGATCATTATATTTAGCTAATATAGAATATCCTGGGTGCTGGTTTGCATACTCCTCTAGAGCTTCTTGTAAAATAGAAGTCCTATCTTGCCCAGTGCTATCATAAACTTCTTTAGCGACTTTATTTATATTAGCCATGGCATTCATCATTGCCATACTTGCTTTAATAACGTTTTTTGAAACTACAGTATCTTTTTTAATAAACTTAACATTACATAAATAACCAGAGCCAGTATCAAATTGATGAGTAACTGATTTAATATACCATACTCCTGAATACTTGTCCGAGATATTTTGTATTTCCAGGTTTTGAGATTTTTCCAAGAATGGGTCACCTACAAATACAGCAGTAGCAGTGAGTTGATTTCTTACCACTTCTTCTATATCATTCCCCATAAATAAATCAGCATACTCAGTGTAATCAGAAGCTAAAGTTCTAGCACCATTAATTGGTATTTCCAATTCAATTTCTTCTAAAAGAGTTACTGTATTTTTTTCTGGGATATGTTTGTTAACCTCTATATTGGTTTCTAAGATAGTTATACCCTTTTGATTCTTTAAATAATCATATCCACGTTGCCACTGTATTCTTGGTAAGTCCTGACCATATACACCATAAGCAGTGTTTTGATTATAGGTAGAACCAACATTATTAGTAGCTTTTAATGGATCATAATCTATGGGGTTTACTTTCTTTTTTATAGTTACTTTTCTAGTGACCGTATAGTTAGAAAGAGTATTCATGAAAGATACTGCTTCTGCAGTTTCCTCTCCACTCTTTGGATTTTTGGTCTTCTTTTCAAATTCCTGTTTGAGATTATCAATAAAAGCTTTATATTCTTCCTTACTAAGTTTAACATTAGCAGCTGTTGCTACTAAAGCATCTTCTCTGCTATTGTAAATAGGTAAATCATCAGCTTCTATTGGTACTTGGGAAGTAGTTTTTTCTAGATTGTTGATTTTCTTTTGTTCTACTAAATTAGGAGTGAATTTCCCATCATCCTTGATCACTGGATAATTTGAATATCTATCCTGTGGTTGTAAACTATATGGATATCTGTTATCAAAACCAGTTGTTGGATTAGCTGGATTACCCCATGAACTCCACCAATGCATGTATAAATCAGCAGATTCAGAATTTTGATCTATACCTATTTGAGTAGTAGTGGTTTTAGCTTTTTTATCATTTGGATCAATATCTGAAGTCTTACCTATTTCTACTGAAGTTTTGGTGAACTTAGATTTTACAGTAAATTCTAATAATTCACCATTTCCCCCAGCATAAGTATAAGTCTTAGATACTGGTCTATTTAATCTCTGATTCTCAACAGTTAATTTACCACCAGAACCATTTATATAATAAGGACCTTTCTTTAACCTATTAGCTAACTGTTGTACTTGCTGAAACCTATTTCTGGGTGTGCCTAATAATAATACGTTTGTAGCTTTGTGTTGTATTATATCAATAAGCTTGTAATCATTAGGTAAATCCTTAGTTAACTGTTGGTTTTCTGGAGTAGCTTCTAATATCTTAACCCCTACTTGATCTGGGTCAGACATATAAGGTACTTGAGAAGTATAATATACCTGTGGAATAAATCCATCCTGAGTATAGGGGTATACAGCTTGTCCTGGACCCTTACCAAAATCATTATAATAGGATTGATAATATGGTCCTGGAGTGCTATTCCCAACTACCTGTCCACTTGGTATTACTCTTTTTGCAACTACTTGTTCTCTAACTTCTCTTGTGATATCATAATCTATGAAGGTTATCCCCACTGGTATACCATTGAGGACTGAAGTTACATACTTATCAAATCCCTTAGCTTGACCAGCAAAATTTGGTTGCATATTCTTTAACAAGATGCTGCAATCAGAAAATTCTATAGTAATTCTAGTTCCCTCTGGGGTAAAATGTACATCATGCCCAGTTATAAGTACTTTTTTCAGTGGTCCAGATTTTGAAGTAGCATCTGGATAAATCCATCCCCACTGTAAGTGGAGTGGCATCATATAGTTAAACTCTTTGAGAGAAATGAGATTAGTATTATTGGTAACTATAATAAACCTTCCTTTGTCTTCTTTACCTTCTTCATAAGTATATTCAAATGATACTACATATACTCCTATTGGTAATTTAGATACTGGATCTATTATAGCTTCTTGTCCACCATCAAAGATAGCCAGATATGGAACACCCATTCCTTCATACAGGGTAGCATCACTATCTGGTTTTAATGTAGATACTGAATTAGCCATGATATTAAGGTATTATAATTTCCATACCATCTTCTAACTCTCTTAAAGGAAAGAACAGATTGTTAGCTTCAGCTATTATTGTCCAATACCCCGAATCCCCATAATATCTGAAAGCTATGTTTTGTAGTGTTTCTCCTTCCAAAACAGTATGGGTTTTATTTAATGGGGTAGTATTTACTGTTCTTGGTTTTTCCAGGATCATATCCCCATCACCAAAATCTATAATATATCCTCCAGAATAGGGGTTCATAGTGATTCAATTTTAAGCATTAAAGGTTTCTAAGGGAGCAGGAGCTTCTATTCCTCTAGTAATAGCCAAATCCTCGGGGGAAACTATTTCTACTCTCCTTTGATTTGTAGCAGATACCCTTTTAAAAGTAAGAGTCTGTGTAGCATAGTTAGGATATAGGTGAAGATCAGTTAATGTACTATCTTCCCCTTCTCCACTTGATACTCTTTCACCATTTTCTGTATGGTTATACCTACCCAACATTCTAGAAGCATTTTGAAAATGGGTTAGAACAAAAGGAGCTGACTCCAAAATAAAAGTATCATTGTCAAATAATCCGGAAGTACCCCAGAGAATATTCAAAGTAGGAGGAGCAGCGACATAACCATCTGCCTTAGTCCAGGACTTTAAAAGATTACATTTAGTGATTACTTCCTTTCGATTATTGGGATCACTTACATACCATGATACATCAAAACTTATTGTATCTTCTCCCCCAGTATACATCATAAATGGGTTATTCCTACCCATTGATTTTACAGCTACCCAAGCAGATTGAGGATTAATATTTAATTCATTTGGTCTATTCTGGATAGTTATAATTGTAGGTGGAGAAGTATGTTTATTGATTATCTGGATTTGGTTATTAACTTGATTTACTTTGTTAGTTTTATCTTGAAGGATATTCCTATTGGATTGGGTATAATCAGTTCCCTGTATATATCTATCTTTTTCACCTAATCCCGATAATACCTGTTTTCTAGCTGTAACCCATGGTGATCCCTTTTGAGCTACTGAATAAGAACTTGCTCTAGCATAGTGTTGATTGAGGGCATCATTTACTTTATATGAAGATTTAGCTTCATCTTTAGGCATTGGAGAAGTAGCTCTATTTAATAAAATTTTAGCCCTCCAGAGCTTATTTAGGGGAGAAGTAAATATTCTCCCTTGTTCTAGTTCTGTTACTACACTAGCAACAGCTCCAACCGCTTTTCCTATTATACTTGCCATATTATTTCATTCCCAAAGTTAGGTTGGTTTCTCCCTGCATATCTTCGAAGGTTTCCCTTATAGTTGGTTTACCATCGACGTTGAGATTGATTACAGCAGTGGGTTTTATATGTCTTATTTGTTCTGCCCAATACTGCATAGCATTATACATCTGAGTAAGGATTTGATCTTCTCCTGGGAATTTGTTAGCTTTGTTTCTTTCTACTAAGTTCCCATATTGATTAGCTACTTTATTTGCAGCTTCGGTATTAGCATCTGTGGCATCTTTATTTCCTCCAATAGCACTGATTAAAGAGGGTAATAATAGAGTTAATATGGATATACCAACTCCTATTGGTCCACCAAGTAATCCCACTAATCTACCACCTACTGCAAGTAATCCTCTACCAGCAAAAGCCCCAAATCCAACTCTAGCCGCCCCAGATGCAGCAGTCTTAGCAGCACCCTTACCAAATAAACCAGCAAGGAATCCACCACCAGCTGCCATAGCTGCACCTTTTCCTTTACTATTAACTGCAGATGCAACATCTCCAGCTGCTGCAAAAGTTCCAGCTCTTTTACCAGCTTGATTACCTTTAGCCCAACGATATCTCCCATCTCCCCCAAGATATATACCTCCAACTGGCATACCATTCACCATGGCCCACTCAGCTTTTGACATCCCTGGATTGATACCTGCTAGACCACCTTTTCTTGTGGCATTAGCTGCTTTTTCAAGAGCCATATACCTTTGTAAACTCCAAGTAGCTTCTCCCCATCCTCCTTTTATAACTCGTATCATATTTAGGAATGATACTTGAGAGTCCATAGTTAAAAGTTTCCAAGCAGCTTTTAACTTAGTAAAGGTTGCTATCAAAAATACTGCAGTGGTACCAAAAGTAACAAATTGAGTAATAGCTGGACCTAATACTGGGATTGTTAAAATATTTCTAACAAATTCAAAAAATTGAGCTAATCTTTTAAATACAGGAGTTATAACTGGTGATATAACCGTAGTGAAAGTAGTTCTTAAGTTTTCAAGAGCAGATCTCATTTGGTCTATACCACCGGCTATAGTTTCCATCCTCTGTTCAACTATAGACTTGGCATAGTTATCTGACTCATATAAAATCTTGTTCAAAAGACTTTCATACTCTGGTAAACTTCTTGCAAGAGCAGCAGCAGCTCGGTTACCACGAACTCCAAATATATCATTGAATACTTGAGCTACCTCCATGGAAGATAAACCCTTCATACCTCCAACTATCTTTTCTATAGCTGATGAAAGGTCTATCAAATCTCCATTTGAATCAGTAAAGTCTTTGATGGAGAGTCCAAGATTAGCTAAGGCTTTACCACCTTTATAAGAGGGCTGGACCAGGGATTTGTTCAAGTATCTAGCCATGTTAGACATAGCAGTACCCGCCATTGATCCCTGGATACCAGCATTACCCAGAACTCCAGCTAATGCAGCCACTTCTGGTAAGCTCCTCTTTAAGTTGACCATGTCTGCTCCAGCATACTTAACTGCTTCTGCCAAGTCAATCATGGACATATTTGAAGATAAAGCTGCTTTTGCTAACTGGTCACCCACTGTAGCAGCTCCAGCAGCTTCTATCTGGAAGGTTGACATAACATTAGTGATCAAGTCAGCAGTACCTCCTTTACCACCTAATGCCATATTAGTAGCACCTGCAACATAAGCAGCACCCTCAATCATCTGTTGAATTTCTTCAGCAGTATTACCAGCCATAGCTAAGTATTGCATACCAGATGCGATTTCTTTAGAATCAAACATAGTAACAATACCTAATGACTGGGCTGTCTCAGATAAACCTTTCATTTGAGTATCTGTAGCAGCAGTGATTGCTTTTACAGTGGTCATAGTATCTACAAATCCTGCTCCTTCTTGAAGCATAGAAGAGATACCACCCAAAGCTCTTCCAGACCACCCCATAACTGTATCAGCCATACTTTTAGCTGATTGTAAGTTGGCAGTGACTGCCATTTTTGCTTCATTATGCAGTCTTTTGATCTGAGATGAAGCTTCTCTAGCTTGGTTAGAAAATCTATCCTGTAGTACTAGAGCTATACCTATTTCAAGGTTACTACCAGTGAGGCTACCACTTGTATATGCAGGCATATTATCGTTTCTTATTTATAGCTTCCAAAGATTTATAATACTCAGAAGCCGCCTCAAGTAATTTGAGACGGTGTCTGATTGGGAGTTGAGCTAAAGTTATATAATCTATCCGAATCTTTGCATGGTGAAGATAGATAAAATCCTCATCTACATCTCCCCCGGATAGAAAAAACCCTTTATAGCTAAGAGGTTTACTAAACCTTTTTCTCCAGTTCTTGGATTTTCAACTTCTGTATTACCTGAGAAGTCTGGATCACAAGAATATACTTCTTTTCGTATCTCAGCCATTTCTTTTACCGAGAACATTCTGAAGTTAGTTACCTTTTCCCATTTACCATCAACTTCTAAGTAGAGATTGCGAGCTACCAATTCTTGATTCTTGGTTCTTTTGTCATCTGGCAAGTTAGCAATGTAAGATTCACCCTCTCCAGTAAGAACATCAAATTTAAATTTATTTGAATAACTGGTAGTGAATTCTATATCCTTTACCTTCTTACCATTTGGATAATATGGGATAGCTAAAGGCTTTTCTAGTAATTCCTCTTCTGTAGGGGGAACCCCATAATCAAAAAGAAATTCTTTGAGATCCTGGGCATATAAAATAGCTCCACCACCATCACCCCAGTCATGTTCAAATTCTACTGTTTCCCCCATAGAGAACATACGAGAATTAAACATTATACAGTATTTATCCAATACTGGGAGTTGATGAGCATCATCTACTGTTAATTTCCCATTCTGGGTGTAGTCAGTAGAAACTACAATAGCAGCAATGAATCTAGAAATATTACGTAATGTTCTAGCTTCTACTGGGTTAGATAATATATCATCATCTGCCCCATTCTGTTCCCTGATTACATATTTGTAACCAGATGGCACTGTAAATTCTAATTTACGTGCATTTAAAAAATCATTTTCCATGTTTTAACCTTTTTGTTGAGTTGGTTTAAAAGAACAAAGGGAGAGTCCATTTCTGAGCTCTCCCTTTACAATAGTTTATAACTTTTCTATAGTACCTACCGAGAACTCTATTTCTTCCAGAGTGTTGTCGGAACTCATACGATCTAATTCCTGACCATTTACACGTATTGGCCAAACTTCCGTACATACCCAACTATTGAGTACTGATACACCATCTTCGGCCAACTCATTAATGGTACAAGTTTCCCAGTACTGGCTTGGAACTAAACCACCACCCAAGAGAAGATCCTGAACTGACATTAACCAGTCCCACATCCAAGTATCAGATCCAGAAGTAGTTTCCAGTTTTTGTAAAGTTAAAGTACCCACTGAAATGCGTCCACCGGTTTTTACATCCCGGTTAATATCACCATGGGCAACTTCTTCTATACTAATTTCTGGAAGAGTCACATTCTGAACCAAATAGGGATTAATTGGGTGGGTTATGAATATAACACTGAATAGGAATTTCTTCCGAGGATTTTTTACTTTTGCTGGCATATTCTTTGTTTTTAATTGTTATTAGAGATTCTGAATCTGAGTTTTCAGATCAATAGACTGAGAAGCAGCATCAATTACAATATCTACTGTAACTTCCTGTAAAGGAACAATATCTTTGTATTTGATTACCAAACGATATTTACCCTGACGAACATCAGCTTCGTTATTAACCTGGAGATCCTCATAGGAATTAGCAAATTGGTCACCCATCCAGGTATATTCCGTAATAGCTACATCTATTAAATCATCCAGGATTCCCTTGCCTTGGTAGTAAATCTTTTTCCAAGTAGTCCAGTTATTAGGTTCTTCCAAATAACTTTCTAGAATGGGGCGTAAACTCTTTTTAAGATAAAGATTTAACCGTACAATAGAAAGGAATTTTTCCGAATCTGATTTTGGACTTGAAGTAAAATTATGCCAGAGCATAGTACGTTTACCCTGGTTAGGAGTATCTTTTACTACAAAGATATTGCAGAACCATTCAGCTAATTCCTGAAGCTTATCTATCTTAGCAGGTGCTCCTAAGTTTTCAGTTACTGGACCGAGAGCATCATTTACTACACCCCGATTCATACCTGCAAATGACATATATGGACCATAGTTAGAAGCAGAAGCATCTCCCAGTCCTAATACAGTACCCAATACATCGCAATTCTGGAGAGCACCGTTTTCATTGTAATACTTGATACCACCACCAAAGTAAGCTATGTTCTTGGCATAACCAACTGTAGCTTCTAGAGTTTTTAAAGCTGCAATGATATTATCTGGAGTTTGTATATTTCCAGTAGAATCTTCTTTAGGAACTTCTACGTAGAGAACAATTTCATACTGACTCTTAACTACATCAGCTACAGTAGCTAAGGCTTCCATATAATAATTGGGAAGATGCTGATGAATATGAGAGAGTATTAACTGATAACCATCATTATAAGCATTGATAGCTTCGAATCCATTAATCCAACTCTGAACATCTGGATCACTTCCACTGGTACCCTCATTGATAACCATATAGAGTGGATTAGCTGCTACTTCTGCTTCCCCTACTTTTACAGTACCATACCAGTTAGAGTAATTACGGAAAGTAGCAATTACATCTTCTATAGTTTTAATACGAGAAGCTATGGTTTCATCAGTAGCATCTGCTTCTACAAAAGTTAACTGAATATTGGGTACATTGTTTACAAAGTCCTGTAATACCTGTGGTTCTACAAAGGCAGTTGGATTTGGACCCTCTGCAGTATAGTTAGCACCAGAGAATAGTAAGTTAGAAGCTAAGATATTCTCTGCAGCTACCTGATCACTGTTGGTACCAGTAAATGTTTTAAACTGAGTTAAAGTGATTCGATTGGTTGGGCCATTACCTTTAGATACTCGGAGATAGAAATCTCGGTTAAGATTATACCCTGTTGCATCTAAGATTGGACTACCAGCTTCTTTAGTTTTAATACCAACCTTCATAGCTATGGTATTAGCTTTATCAGTTGGGTCTACTAAAGTAAAAGTAATAATAGCTTCTCCACCTTTAACTGGTTCTCCACCCGGAGTATAGATATTAGCACTACCTAAAGTAGCACCAACTCCAGCTACTCGTGAAATACGTAACTTTGAACCAAGTTCGAAAGCTTTCTGAATATTAGATACCGTACCGTCGGGAACTATTTCTTCTCCATACACTTCTTGAAAAGCAGAATAGGTATTGAATACCTTGTCTGGGGAATTAAATGGGCCCTTAGTAGTACGAGCAACTACATGTGATACTCCCAGAAGTGGAGTACTGTTTTGTACATTGTTGTTCTCAAAATTGAACTGTACTCTTGGAGTGTTAGGCATAACTCTATTTGTTTTAAATGTTAAGGATTATTTTTACTTATTTGTACACTATCTTCATAACCTTCACCTTCCAATAGAAGAGTAATGTCTGTAATTGGTGTAAGGTCTCCCTCTACTGGTTTTTCATAGGTTATGGTATCAAATACTTGGAATTGGTAAATCTTTTCTATAATACCCATATCCAAATTAGGGGTATCAAAGAAGTTTACCAATTCAATAAAGATATTACCAGAGAATAAAAATCTTTCTTCTGTATAGGGCTTAATATAGCCCCTTTGGGGAACCGAATAGAATAATATACTATGAAGTAATCTTATATCTTCCTGAGAATTTGATACTAAGTGTATATCTATATATTGATCTATGGTTTCATAGGGCATCTCAGTTGCAGTATAACCTATACCGGATTCTTTTTCTATAAGCTCTCTTGGTAAACCTATAGCCCCTGGATAAAATCCTCTTGGATTTATATCTATTCTTGGGGTTATTTTCTTACCCTTAGATTGGTTGTTACCTGCACCAAATATACCCACATATTTTTTTAGTTTAGCTATATCAGCTTTAAACCTTGCAGAGTTTTCTTGATTTATAGGTAAATAATCATCTGGGTTAACTGTATAACCAAGTCCAATAGTAACCCCCAGAATAGATGAATATATTGATCTTTCAATTACCTCTTGTGAACTTACCATTTTACTTGATTAGGTTTTATTCCGTATTTACCAAATCTTCTACGGAGTTCAGTTAATATTGAAGCTCTTAGTTTTTCTTTACCACCAATAGATTTTAAAGAAGGTCCCCACAAGGGACGAGGTGGTATTGTCCCTCTACTTTTTCCTCCTCCTTTACCTCCAGTACCATACTCAAGGATTAAAGCAAGTTGGTTTAGTGTTAAACCCCCTTGTGAGGACCTTTTCTTACCTATTGGTAATCCTATTAATGTTCTTGACTTATACTTGAATAATCCCACTGATCTATGATATAACCCAGTTAAATAATAAGTAGGGTGATCACCATATTTTCTCAGTGTAGCATCAGAGAGAGGTTCCCAATATACACCGGAACCTTTAGGAGGAGAACCAGTTGCAATCGAAGTCTTTACAATTCTTAATAAAGCTCTTGCAAACTTACTTGTAGCAGTATCATATGCTTTTTGAATATCCGGGGCTAGATTATCAATTAACTGCCCCACTCTTACCCAATCACCTTCCAACTTTATTTGAAATTGAAGGTCGGATAGGTTAGGGAGAGTTACATTGACTTTTCTAGCCATATTCTATACTATGATTAAGGAGTGTCCCAAGTATATACTCCAGTTAAAGTAAGAGGTGGTGAAGTTTGACCATTTACTTCATAAATATTAGCTCTAAAGTCTGTCCAACTTGGGTCAGGTCTATCAACCACTGATTTACTACTTTCTCCGGGATTAATGGTATAATTAATACTATCATACCCCACTCCAGTAGATTGTCCTTGACCATCTACTTCAAATACTGTTATCCTTACTGATAACCTATCTTGAGCAGGGGCTGATAAATTAATACCCCCACTATTTATAGACATAGAAACTGATATCTCTATATCTGATCTAGTAGCAGCTTCCTGTACTACTGTATCAGTAGAAGTAGCAGATGCTGAACCATTAGTTATGGTAGCCTTTACTACTGCAGACCTGGTGTTTTCATAACTTGGATTTTCCCCTACTGAAACAGTACCTGAAGAATCCACTGAAAAAGCTGAATCCCCACTAACCTTTTCAAAAGATACGGAACCAACATTATTAGCAATACCTGATGCTCCAGAAGAATAAGTAGCTGCCTGAGTCCAACTTGGTCCTGAAGGATTAGCAGTACCACCACCACTACTTATATTTGGATAAGATATATTAGTAGTAACAGTTATATCACCACTATACCCAGTGACCTTATTTTCTGCCTGATACAGAGTTATTGATTTTGGTTCCAAATCTTTATAACTTGCAGTTACAGTAGCCGATCTTATAGCTCCAGCAGTAGTTCCCCTACTAGCTACAGTTACTATTCCAGTTTCTGGATCAAGACTAAACCCGTCTCCAGTAATACTTAGGGTTGGTTTTAACCCAGATGGAATATCTCCTGTTACCAATTCTGCAGTTATTGTAGCAGTATCTTGTCCAGCAGATAATGGGTTATCCCTTGAAGTTCCCTTGTTAGCTGAGATCACGATTTCATAAGCTCCACCAACTGGTATATAGGAATCTACATCTATATAAATATTAGTTTGATTGCCTTGAGTAGATCTCACTAACTTGTAGCATTTGGTACCACCAGTTGGAAGTTGCGTATTTTCATAGTTAATGAATAAAGCTCCATTATTAGAAGTAAATTCTACCTCTGTTTTTCCAAGAGCCATTAGATAAGCAGTATCTTGCAACTCAGTAAATGTAGCTGCATTGACATTACAGGTTATTTTAGCAGTTCCAGTTACCTCTATAGTTTGACCACCAGATATTGAAGTTACTGTATCACCTGAAGAAAAAGTTTGTTTATTTTTCTTGTTGTTATTTAAATTAGTGATATCAGTATCATTAGAAGTAATTTGAGTTTGAAGGTTATCCAATTTTGGTTGGATATCTTCCTCAATCTCAGTTTTAACCTCTTCAATAGCTTTATAGATAGCCGAAAGATCTACTAAACTCAAGAAGTCATATAAATCAACCTTTTCAGTAGTAGATACCTGTGTATATGGTTTCCACCCTGAAGCTACCTTTTCTTTTATCTGGTCATTAGTAAGGGTTGTGAAACTACTTATATCCCTAAAAATAGGCATATTCTAGAGAGTTTAAAGTATTACAACTACTAAATATATTACCAATGCCCCAGCCATTACTGGAACAAAGTCTTTCCAAAATTTTGGTTCAACCATTTCTCCATCTTTGTTAGGATATTTTTTACCTGAAGTCTGTTTGATACCAGCCCAGATAATTGCTACTAAAAAAGCCGGAAATATAGCAGCCCATTTCATTGGAAGAAGTACTCCAAAGATTGCAGTAACTAACATACCGATAATTACTTGCCAAAGATTTTCTTTTGTCATGACTCTAATATTTTTTAAATTAAGGGTTTTAATTTCATAATTACCAATAATATATACCATTAGACTTAGTTACTGGAGGGATACCTTCACCATCTATATTTTCAATAGATGCTGAATCAGCCCAAGCTCCATTAGGATAGAATCTATCTTCTGTAATACCACCTCCTACTTGCCTATACTCTGAAAATATTGAACCATCTTGGGTGTAACCCATTACTAATACAGTTATATTATCATAACAAGCAGGACTAAAGGTAAGAACTACTTCACCCCCGGCCAACCTAGGATCATTTATAGAAATATCCACCCTCTGAGGACCAGGTTTAGCTGCTTGAGTAACTGTAGCAGTAGCCTTATCTAGTATTACTGAAGTCCTTCCATTTATTGACATGGTTACAGTAGCACTTCTGGTAGAAGTACTACTATTTGAGGCAGCGGTTACAACCCCGGTGGAGTAATTTATTGAAAAACCAGTACCTGTTATACTAAAACCTTTGGAATAATTATTACCACCATACCAATTGTCATCTACTCTAGTTAATGCTGAAGTGCCAGAAGTATAGGTTAAATTCTGATATATAGAATAAGAGGGAGATTGACTTCCGCCACTATAAGAAATACTGCCTGCTGGATAAGTAAAGGCTCCTATAGTTGGGGCATTATAACCTGTTACAGCATTTGAAATACTTGCTGAAGCATCATGATGAGTACTAGTGTTAGCAGAGTTCGTACACCTAATAGTTACTGTGTCAGTAGTGACATTTTTTCCCATATTACTATGAGTAGCTACTGAGTTAGCAAAGCTAAACCTACTGTTTCCGTTACCAACCATGGATAAGCTTATACCATCAGTTACTGTTTTAGTATACGGTCCATAAGTACCGGAATCATATTGAGTATAATATCTATGGGTATGACTTGCACTACCACCAAAGGTAGCTGTTCCACCAGCAGCAGTTAATTGATTAGCTAGTAAAGTACAAGTAGCTTTAAAATCACTATTTGAACCATTTAGATCACCATTAAGTAACCTATTTTGTGCCTGATAGACATCTGCAGACTTAGTACCGGTTTTACCATTTGCTGTTACTGTTACAGTAGCGGTTACAAGGTTAGTCCTTGGTTTAACAGTAGTACCAAGAGAACTTGCAGTATAAGCCCCAGTTGAAGCATTAACTCCTGTTCCAGAGAATGATTTAGAAGCAATAGTAGTATTTGAAGCTGGGGAACCAGAACTATAACTACCAGATTGAGTTATACTAACTGTAGGAGTTATAGTACCACCTGATGCCGGGATATCACCTGGATAAGAAAATGTAATTACTGGATTATTCCAAGTGAGAGAATTAGCAGCTTGGGTAACAGTTACTGAATTAGAAGTTAAATGAGCATAAGTAGCAGTTAAAGTTATAGACCTGGCAGCTCCTACTGTTGTACCTCTATTAGCTGCAGTCAAATTAAAACCACTTAAAGTAAATCCAGTAGCTGATCCAGACCAACTTGTTATCAAACCCTTTCCACTTAAACCCTCAGTACCAGAAGCATACATTCTATATACCACTGTATGTAAAGTTACTGTTCCTCCACTAGCACCAATAGAAGTACTGCTAACTGACAATGTCATCCTATTGTCCACCCAGGTATTGGCCTGCTGATAGACTGTTGCAAATATACTACCTGATTTTCCATTTAAAGTATAGGAATAAGTTAGAGTACCTTTAGCAGTTCTGCTGGTTACAGTAGTACCAAGGTTAGATCCAGATATACCTGCACTATATGTACCATTAGTTGGAGTAGCTTGAGAATAGGTATCATTAGAACCAGAAGTATAGGTTCTAGTTTGAGATACCGTTCCACCTATAGTACCAGAACTAATTGTACCACCTGATGCTGGGATATCATTTACAGTTAACGATCCACCGGTTGGATTTCCATAAGCTGTAATTTGATTAGCTTGTTGGCTTACTGTTTGAGTACCCCTGATTGAATCCTTTACTTTAGTACTACCCATTGAAGCAGGATGAGTAAATGTAGCAATAAATTCACCGGTTATTACATTGGAAGTTCTTACAGCTCCTACTGTTGTACCTCTATTAGCTGCAGTTACAGAACCATTGGTAGTATTTATGGTAAACCCATTTCCATTAGTCATACTGTAGGTTCTACCATAAGTCATAGTCCCACCATACCTACTACCACCAGAACTAGTTTCAACCGTGGAACCACTAGAAAAAGTTAATTTAGCCTTACCATTACCAACTACTGTTGCAGTACCACCAGATGCTGGGATGGGGTTATTATTGTAATAGAAATGTACAGTAGAAGTAGTAGTATTATTAACTAAAGCTTCCACTTTAGTTACCTTATTTTCTGCTTGAGTAAAGGTTAAACTATTACCAGAGTTTGTACCATTGTAATTTCCTGTTACAGTACCAGTTAAAGCTGGTCCTACAGTTGTACCTCTGTTTGGTACAGTTATAGTAGCTTTAGAAACAGTAGCTCCAGATACCCCTGATACAGTTAAAGAAATACCAGCATCAGTAGCAGAAGGATATACTGTATTTGTACTGGTAGAAGTATATGTATTTTTTACTGATACATCTACTACTAAATTACCACCACTTGCAGCTACTGAATTAGTATTATTATGCCATCCAAATGTAACAGCAACACTATCTATTGAGTTAGCTTGCTGATTAACATTAGCTTGTTTGTTAGCACTCTTTCCATTAAGAGTTACAGTAAAAGTTACTGTTTTACCCACTGTAACACCAGATACTGTAGTACCCTTTGAAGCTAAGGTGACATTACCATTAGTTGGAGAAGTGGTATTAGTAAATGAATAACTACCAGCTGGAAGAGTATTTAGATTAAATGTATTTACTCCCTCATCATAGTCATCATTCCAACCCCAAGCTTGTGTTACTTGTATAGTTGGAGACACAGTACCTCCTTTTGCTGGAACCTGAGGATATGATATAGTAATAACTGGAGTATCATAAATTACAGTACCAGCAGGTTGAGCTACATCAGCTTGAGCTGATTTAGTTAGAGTAGAAGATCCATTCCAACTTGGACTTGATATATCTACTTTTACATTAGCTTTTAATTCTTGAGAAACTTCTGCTTCTGTAGCACTTACTACTCCGGTATTAGCATTTATACTAAAAGTTGACGGAGCAGTCCCCACAAAAGCATACTTACTGGTGTAAGAATCTGGATTTACCCTCTTAACTTCTTCAGAAGTATATAACTGATTAATATGTATTGATAGTGATGGACTTGAATTACCACCAAGAACTGGTATATCAGTATTATATACAAAAGAATCTATAATGATTTCTTCTGATTCAATGGTATTAGCCTGCTGATAGACTGTTGCAGTGGCGTGTCTGGTAATATCAGCCCCACCACCATTGTATACTGAACTTGGGATCCACCTAAAGTTTTTATGGTATTTTGATTCTGCAGAACCCCTATCTACTCTAGAAGTTTTATTAGAAGTAACCATTAGTACCCCTGTTATAGCATTTATTTTCCAGGTAGAGTATTGAGAATTAATAGTACCAAGTTCATAGTTACTATCAGTATAGAATGATCCGTAAGTACTAGCAGGAATAACTCCTGGCTCTCCCTGTACCCCAGAAGTATAAATCATTGATGGTTCTTTACTCTGGATAACAGTAGGACTTGAACTTCCCCCTTTTGCTGGAATTTCTGAAGGGTTATAAGATAGAGATAATACATTTTCTGGTAACTGGATATCAACTACATAGTTACCTTCTCGTATTACCTGAGCTTGTTTCTGTATTTCATTTGATTGCAGGGTTTTATAACTGTAGTTACTAGAAGGAGTCCAAGTAACTTTATCAGTTCTAGTAACTTGTGGAGAAGTAGTCTCATTAACAATACTTGTTCCAAGACTTCTCATAGTTACATTACCTGATTGAGCCGATAACCCGGTAAAACTTCCACTTGGACCAGGCCAAGAATAATTCACTGTATCTGATAAAGTACCGAATTCAGTACCTGGTTTATCAGTAGAAGTAGCTCCAGAAATAAATGTATATTTTACATTATAAGTTCTACTCACTAAATCTGGACCAACCGAATTTTGAGCAGCAGTTCCTTCTGTACTATAAGTATGAGCCCAAGAATCCAATAACTCTATTTGAGTTACTTTGTTTTGTTCTTGATAAACATCTACAGTTTTAGTTGCAGTTTTTCCGTTAAGTGATACAGTAACTTCTAAGGTACCAGCTACAGTGGCATTACTTATTGTAATATCCTTTGAATTAGCAGATACTGGATCACCATAAGTAATGATAGCACCAGTAGTTATATTTTCAAATTCCCCAGAAGTATAAGAAGCTACCTGAGAATAAGAAACAGTTCCACTTGATACTTGTCCACCGGATGCTGGGATATCAGCTGCACCAAATAAAGAAATATTTATATCTGAATAGGTTACTGTATTAGCCAGCTGAGTTATATCAGCAGTTCTAGTAATTGAGTTGTTGGTTGGTTCAAAAATATTATCTTTATAAGATATTTTAACTCTGTGGGTTAAATATATGGTTTCTTCTAAGGCTTCACCCAAAGTGGTTCCCCTTGTACCTATAGTTACTACACCAGTAGACTCATCTATAGAAAATGGAGAATTAGAGGTATGGATCTTAAAAGTGTTAGTTTTGGTTATAGTATTAATATACTCTGACGTGGGTAAGTCATTTAAAGTTTCACCACTGGAAAAAGTGGTTACATAAGATATATTACCCACTACTGGACTTGAACTTCCACCTTTTGCTGGTATTTCTGAAGGATTATAAGATAAAGTTACTGATGGTGCTACTTTAGTTACCTTATTTTCTGCCTGGGTTATAACTACCGATCCAGAGATTGTAGAACCATCAATAGTATTATTAGTATACCCAATTATATTAATTGCTCTAGAAGGACCTATAACGGTCCCCCTATTGCTTGCAGTTACTATCTTTTCTGATATACTAAATCCTGGAGCATAACCACTCATGGTAAATGGAGTTTCTAAAGTAGAAACCTTTCTACCATTTCTCCAAGTAGTTAATATCCCTTTAAGTTCAAGAGAACCACCAGATGCTGGGATAATTATTTCCCCTGATTTAGATTTTATTTCTAGAGTATATTCATAGGTAGCTTTCTCCTGAGTTACATTAAGATCAGCATAAGTTTTCTCACCAGTACTTACACCGATCTTAACTGCTTCAAGAGTAAAGCTTTTACTACGTGGGTTTATATCCAGTTGTTCATTAGAACCAATTAAAAAAGTGGGATTCAACTTGGTAGTATCTTGAAATATGTATAAATTATCATTCTCTACACCTTCTTTCCATGGTACAGTAGCTACAACTGGATAAGTTTCCCCAGTTGCCCTTGAATCTATAGCTGCAAGAATGATATTTGGAGAAGTTTTACTCTTTACCATAACTCAGAGAGTTAAAAGTTACTTATAAATAGAATCAGACATATCAAAGCTGGCAACTATAGAACCATCTACTTGTTGAACAACTTTTAAAAAAGCTGATGCTTGATATTGTGATTGAGAGGGTACTACATTACCTTTGAACTCAAAAATTTTAGCTCTTTCCTTTTTGGATGAATTATCATCCGAAGATAGTTGTATTGGTTCTCCAGCTCCTAACTTAGAGAAATCCATATATAGATTATCATTTGTACCATCAGCCCATGGAATGGTAACAAAATTGTTTCCGGTTGGCATATTATTTGTATTTAATTAGTGGTACCCGTATTATTTACACCTATAATACCATTAATGGTATTGCTTATAGCTTGATACTCATTGTTTTCAAAATCAATGGTTATCTCTATATAGTGACCCCATACAACTGTAGACATAATTATCTGGAATATTGTAGGATTATCAGGATCTATACTTTTTAGTAAACTATAGGTAATATCAGATGGTACTTGAACTTCATTAAAAGTTACAGTCTTACTAATAAATACCCTGCCATTATTAAAGGCATCTAATAAGTCAATGGCTGTGCCCAGTATTGATGTTATGTGAGTTGAAGATGCCAAGATATCTAATTTTGATGGATCTCCCGGGAATATATAAGCAGGGATATTCAATCTGCCGCCTGAAAGCCCGTCAAGCTTGGTTTTGTCCGCCGCCGACATCAACCCGGCTTGAGAAGTAGTTGCATTGCCGAGATTGCCGGAATCGTAAATTTTATATGAACCTTTACTATCATTTCTATACACAGGAGTATCATCGGGAGTTACAATGCGGGTTTTCTTGACACCATTTCCAACGGCGACACACACACCATCACCGGCTATGTTAAGTAACCCGATGATATTCTTACTATCATCATCTCTTACAGAAACTCCGTCTTTAAATTGGAAGTCTCCCGTAATCATTTTATTACCTGACAACGGCAGGTAATTATCCAGGGGAATTACATCGGTCCATGCCGACCAAGAACCGGCATGTAAATTCCGAAACCAAATTTTTTTATCCTTGAATGCCCATTGGCGCTTAAAGTCTGGATTATTACCCATTGCGAAAGTGAACCCTTGGAAATAAGCATTTTCAAGCGGGGCGTTGGCTGGAGTTCCATTGGTTGAAAAGACCGCATTCAGCGGCGCGTTATTCAAGTCGGAAATAATATCGGATAATCCGAATTTCCTATCCGGATTGAACTCAAATTCAGTCCAGACTCTCTTCCAATCAGACCACTCTCCACCATGTTTATATCTGTAGAACATGCTACCATAGTACTCGAAATAGAGCTGATGAGCAGCATTAGTATCCCAATTTGTATGGATAATGTGGCAACCTTGAGAGCTGCCACTGTTTGGCGTATTTGTGCACCCAGACACAAGGTGATATAATCCGGAAGTACTTATCGTATTTAAATCTCCATTGAACCCATTATAATTTAACTTGGAGTCTGGATTGAAATTGGCAGTATTATATAAAGATACCCAAGGACCCCATACTTTATCAGATCCTGAAGCTTTTATAGTTCTTAAAAATATAGCTCCATCTATATTACCATCTGAGGTAGCCAATTGAGCTCCCCATCCTCCATTATCCCATGAGAAAGTTAATAAGAATCCAGTTGTAAGGTTACCAGGTTTTGTACCAGTAGTATTATCATCAAATAGGTCATATCTTAAATATGAAGACATGGATGCCAAATTTATATTCATGCTCTCAACTCTGGTTCCAGCCTTGATAGAATTTATATTATTTATAAGCTGAGATAACTTGGTTAGATTATCTTTAGTCCAAGCTTTATTATCAATAAAATTTTCAAAGGTAGTAGTCGGTAACTTCTGACCTATTTGATCCATTACTGTGGTAGCAAAATTAGGATCATCTCCCAAAGCTTTAGCTAACTCATAAAGAGTATCTAAGGCTTCTGGAGATCCATCAACTACATCTGCTATCTTTTGATCGGTATATGATTCTGCACTAGTTAATACAGTTTGATCAGCTATACCATATGATTTAGTTATATCTTTAACTGTCTGGTCTAACTGATCTTGAGATACTCCTCCACCCCCGGATGCTATTTCATCACTTATAGCATCTACCATATCTCTTACTGTATCATCTCTACTACCCCCAAGTAATAACCTTCCAACACACCAATTAAGGTATTCCTTTAAACTATCTTTTATACTTCTCTTTGTTCTCATGACAAAAAAAAATACAAAATTCTATTTTACAAAATAGGGTGATTTCCATATCATCCTATCATTAAAAACTATTCTCTGGATACGCCTTTTATTTAATACCATATTTGCTATCTTTCTTTTATCAAAGATAAGTATAGCTAAGTGATCTGGTTTCATGATTGTTCTACTTGAATTGTAGTATATAATTCAGCATACAAAGTACCCTCCTTAGCATCTACTAATTTATTGAAAGATTTATAGATACCAGGTTCACTAAAAGTGATAGTCCAAGGGGTTATAGCTTCATAATCAGCTGGTATGTTAAATCCTTCGGGAGGTCCCCAAGTACCAGAATTTACATAGGTATGTTCTTGTCCAAGTGAATCAGTAGCTTTATAAGTCACAGTAGCAGCTTCACTTGGTTTTTCAGTTACACCAAATATACAAACTACTCCATCCAAACCATTTTCTCCGATAAGCATGGTTTTTAAAGTAACATTAGCTACTACTGGTACTTCTGCTTTTGGAGTACTTTCAAAACCTATTTGAAAACCATAGGTTGCTGTATCTGGAATAGGTTCATATTCAAAGTAAAGAATGTTATCTTCTACTCCTGGAGCATTTTCAACTACCTGGATACCATCTACAATATCAGAAGTTAAGTATTTAGATAGCTTTCCTGGGTCTGGGATTGGAAGTTCTACCCATTTAGTAGCATCAGACCAAGTAAGGATATCAGTACCGAAATATATCCAAACTTCTGGTTTTGGTTGAGTATCTTTATTAAGGAAAGTTAATATCCTTACAGTAGTACGTTCTTTATCAGGAACTAAAGCTAGAGCATCAGCTAAAGTTAATTGTAAATAATTTTGTCCCACTGGGGCATACCTTACAGAAGCATTAATAACCCCATCTGCAAGAATTTGATTGATTTCTTTGGTGGTGTAATTCAGAGTAGTGGGAGTATCTGGATTACAGCAATCACAGGTACAGGTTGCCATATATTTGGTTATTTTAAGTTTCCAATTATTGTACCATCTTTTGATTTGATGGGTATATCTGGACTACCACTTACTTTAAGTGGTAAGTTACAAAAATCTCTTACTCGTTGATTTGAAGAATCTATTAACCATATACCCTGATCACCAACTACCATAGCATTTGGTCCAGTATATGTTTCTAAAATTTCTTCCGATTTTTCTGGGTCTTCCCTACGCATTATAAGGAAGAAGAGTAATGGTTCATCCTTAGCTTGTGCTACCTGGGTATCTCCACCTGGTTTTAATACTTTACCATTTAAGATAAATCTATCTTCTGACCAGTTAAAATCCCAATACCCATATTCATTAAGAAAACCATTTTCTTTTAAAAGCCTTCCAGAAATATATAATACTGTATCCCCTGGATTTAATTCACCAGATATGGATAACTCTTCTAGAGGCCATGTTTTTATATAATTATACTGGAACAGTCCTTCCAATTGAATGGGTGTATAGACTGTTCCAGTATCCTCTCCATAAGGAAGAGGCTGCTCAATTTTTCTTAACCACAAGAAAGGTTGCCTACCAGAGTCAACATCAATGAAGTCTCTTACGATTTTTTTATAGCGTTCCCATCCAGTGGTTGAAACTCTACTGACCTTTCTTCGTGGCATAGTTTAATATTATTTGAGGAGTGAGAAAGGGTCTGGACCAGATAATGGTCCTTTTATACGTTTGTTTACAGCTTTTGGAACTACTACTCTAGTTGGTCTTTCACAGATGGGTAAATAAATATCCAAACGACCAGCTAGCATACATAGATTCTCTTTCATCATATCTAATAAACCACCAGGGCCTAAAGCTTTGATGATATTTGAAGCTAGATCAGATTCATCCTCATTGGGATTGAAATACTCTACTTGAGTGGGACCAGTTTGGATTTTCTTTACATCACCTTGATACCCATCAGGTGGTTCAGACCCACCAGAACTTGAAGTTGTATTATTTTCTAATATGGATTGAGCTTGAGCCTTTACCATATTAGCAACTTGCACTGACATAAAATCATAAGCTGCCAACTCCATTATTAATTGGTTTTCTAGAGCTTCATAATACATTTCATTATTATACTCTTGGAGAGGGATGCAATGATTTACTAGAGGCTGTAAATACAGCTGCCATTTTTCAATAAATTGTCGTTTAGTACTTGTAGTTACTACCCCAAATATATTTTCTGGGATATATGTATCTATAAGTTGATATATTGAACCTGACAGATGAGTTTTTGCCTTATCAGTTACTGGTACTCTTTGTTCACTACTACCAACAGTATTTGAAGTAGGATCTTTAACTACAAGTATTACCTTATAAAATCCTGGTTTATCAAATTCATGAGTAGGATTATTTAGAGTAGATTGGGTATTATCACCAAAGTCCCAGTGATAAGTATAATCACTGGGTACTCTGGTAGATAAGTTTTCAAAAGTGACTTTGAGTCCCACAGTAGCATAATTAAAATCTACTACCATGGCTTATAATATTTATTCGTCAGCAGGAGTAAGTTCACCAACTATAGCTTCTACAATTGAAGCTTTGGTATCATCTTCTTCTACCTCGATTTCAAATAACTCTGCAATACCTTTCAGCTGGGTTAAATTGAAATTATTTGCCAGTTTCTTAATATCTAACCCCTGATTAAAGAGGTCAATAAATTTAGCTTTGTCCTCTTCTGGGTTATAATTTACTTCTTCTTTCTTTACTTCTTTGGGTAAACCTACTACCCGTACCAGATGGCCACCTCCAAGAGCAGCTTTTATCTTTGGATTCATCTGCTGCTGAAGGTTAAGTTCTACCGTTTGACCTTTGGTAATGGTTAACCCAGTTTTCATATCATGAAAAACCGAAGCATTTTCTCCGAGTTGTACTGTTATATTAGCCATAGTTGAATTTTTTAGTTAAATGAAGAAATCCCGAGACCAGGTGTATTATTCCTGATCCCGGGGTTTAGATAATTACTTTTCGATACTTACAGTGATATAAGGATCAACTTCCATATATGCTGGGAAACCATTTTCACTGAATTTCTTAGTACCATCTAAGAGAATAGCAGCATCCTGATACATCTTAGAGAAACCAGTAGTAATGGTAGCATAAGTAGCTTCAGTCTGGTTGGAAACGATTCGTTCCGATTCCAGCATCAGCTGACGAGCAGTTAACTTGATCAGAGCTGCACGAGGATCTACTAACAGTAACTCATTATCGGGTACACCTGGATGGATGTAGAAATCAGCACTGTTAGGAACTGGAGTTTTCAGATTCAGAGTAGCCATAGTAGTACCAGACTGACGATTCTTAAACTCTGGTAAGTCTAAGATATCAATTGCCTGTTCCTCATCACCAACCATAGTTTTAAAGTTACGGCCAAGACGAGAAGCACGTACCCAAATACGAAGTAAATCTTTGTACTGGATACCAGCAGCAGTATCACCTACACCAATTACTGGGGCAGATTCAGAACCATCTGACTGATTACCATTGATCAGTACATCCAATGCCAGGCCATCCAAAGCATAACCAAGCTGAACACCAAAGTCACGGAGGAAGATGGCCATCACATCCAGAGAAACGTAATTACGAACTTCATCGGTGATCTTAAAACCACGACCCACTTTGAAGAGGTTTACTGATTTCTGTCCAAAGCTTACATCACCCAGAGGAATGGTTTCAGCCTCATTTACCCGAGCAGGTGCAGCATCAGAAGGATTAACAAAAGGCATGATAGCAGTTAACCCATTGATTGCCTGATCAGAAGCTATGATATTTGGATAGAAGGGAGCTTCTTTCATACCCAGGTAGATAGCACTACGGATAATTTCAGGAACCAACCAACGAATGCTCTGATCTGGCATCGTAAAGATATTGTGCATGGTATCCCGCTTAACATTTACTTCCAGTTTATCATAATAATCGTTAAGAGAAAGACCATAACAATTCTGTACAAAATCTTCCAGTGAAATATCCGTGGGCACTTCATCTTTGTTACCCTGACGGAAAGCATCCAACTGGGAAACTATCTGCGGCAACTCTTTACGGAAATCAGCTGCCTTCATGTTTTCAATATTTACAGTACTCATTACTTTCTAATTTATTAGTTTAAAAATTATTTTACGAGAACCTGGATTAATTCATCAGCTGCACTGGCTGGGGTAATGGCAATAAAATTACTTGCAGCATTGGTTTCAGTATTGGTATACTTTACATACTGACTGTCTTCTGCAGGAGCACTTGGGGTTACAAAACCACAAGTAACAGCTGCAGTAGAAATTCCATATACTACAGCAAAAGCCGATACCATTACAGTTACCTCATCACCAGGATAAGCAGGGAACTGACTGTTAGTAACAGCAATACCAAGATATACAGTATTAGCAGTACCAACATAAGGACTGATAGTACCATCTGCATTTAACATTACCGGCTGACCCTGGATAATGGTGTCACCGGCTTTGAATACAAAAGCTTGATGGAGCTTATGAGATTCACTCTTGTAAATAACCGTCTGAGGAGTAGGTACCCCTACTTTAGCCATCAGCTGTGGATTGTTCAATTTCATAGTAAATGTTTATTATTTGGTTTTAGCAATATTTTTCATAATTCCAACTATACTGTAGGCAGTATCATTATTAGGCTGTTTACCTTCAGTATCAATGTTAGCCATGCTAGAAGCACGATTTACATTCTTAGAACCACAATCTGCACAATGGAGGGGGAACTTTTCCTCTACCTGAGCATCATAGGTAGCTTTTAAAGAAAGTAAAGTTTCTACATTGGTAGTGTCTGCTTCTAACAAAGATAAGATATTAGCATCAGCTTTATCTTCATCTACCGTCTTTTTGTAAGAAGCAATGGTAGCTTCCCGCACATCTTTAAGATGAGCCTCTCCTAAGCTTACCATTTTTTCATTTGACTTAATGGTTTCTTTTAAAGAATCTACCTCTTCTTTCAGAGAGGTAACTTCTCCCTCTGCCTTGGTCTTTGCCTCAGACAGACTCTGATTCTCAGATATGATATCTTTAATCTGAGAAAGAGCAAGCTCAACAGTTGGAGTAGAACCTTCAGCTAAGCTGAGCATGTCCTGTCCGAAGAGTTGCTCAAGGAATTTTTCAACTTCGTTCATATTATTATTTTTTGGTGGGTTTTGGTTCCCCTCATTATTAAATTTGCTGGTATTGTACATCGTACTAATTTGGTTTGCACCCTTGAAATCATAGTAAGATATCTTAGTTTTCAAGGTATCAAGATCCATTGGTTGAACATCAGCATATGAATAATACCTGGCTCCAGCATAATCAGGATTATTTATTTTACCATTAGCTATAATCTGAGCAAATGGGTCAGCTCCATGGGATACAAGAGAAGTTTCTCTATAAGCTATAATCTTCTTAGCTACCCTATGTACTAAACTCCCATCTTCTAATCTGGTATTAAATTTTTCCCTAAATTCAGTATCCGACATATTATGGGATTTAACCCACTCAAACATAACAGTTACTGAATTAGAATGGATAGAAGGTGGATCCATCAGTATACCCCGAGCTATTCTTGGATTAGCTTTTGCATCAATCTTAAGAACTCCATTGATACCCCCTGGGATTACTACCCCATTGTCAGCTTTATAAGAATCTTGCCATGAAACTGATTTAATGGAGCCTATAGCATTCCCTATCTCAGTTTCATGATCACAGTTTACCGTTTGACCAACTAATAGGTTCATAGAAGCTTTTAATACTTCTTCTGGAAACGCGGTTGGATTATAGTCTTTAGCAACTATACAGTTAGATAACAAACGGAATACTGGTTCTATAAACTCACTATCCTGGGGATTTAAATCCTCTTTAGTTACATTGGGATAATAAGTATTATAATCAGTATTAGCTCCAAATAACCCATACTTTTCAGTATCTACCTTAGTAGCTTTAAAATAGTTTTCTGAAAATGATTGTAATGGGATACTCACTGGTAAGTGGTTTGCCATTACACTGTGGCCACCACTTAAAATCATAGTATCTATAAAATTTGGCATAATATTGAAATTATTTATCGTGGTCTAGAATCTTGATCTGCTCTCTTTGGAACTGTCTTATTCTTATCTCTAGTTTTTCTATCAGAGGTATCTTTATCAGCCTCTCTCTTTTGTTTTTTGGCAGAATCTTGAGATGAGGAAACCCCCTCTGTTTCTTCCATTTGCCTTGGTTCTTTTTGATCTGGTTTTTCATAACCCATTGACCATGCAAATTCTTCTTGACTAATGATACCCTGATTATAAAGGCTTACAAGATTACGAATCTTATACTCAATCCCCTGTTGAACCTTGAGTTCATCAGATATGGTTGAAGTTCCAAAAGTAACCACTACACCCTTATTATTATACCCCGCTAGACGTAATTCTAGAGTATATAAAAATTCCAAGGCATATTTCAGTAGCATTTGAATATTTCTTAACTGGGATATCATTTTTGATAATAATATACCAGTTCCACCTTCGGTTAAGTTATTTTGAACTCCTATGAGAGAACCATTGACCCCTAAACCATTTGCAACGGATTGCTGATTCATTGCCCACGGTTTTTCTATATTACCTATCTCTTTAGTAGTTGAGTTTAATTTAAATTCATGATCATCCTTGAAACCAACCACTATGTTGTCTTTGAGTCCTTCTCTTAAGTTCATCTTAAGCTTACGGAGGATATGTTCCAACCTTCTAGCATAAGCATCCCTTGACTCACTGGGGTTTATTGTGGGTTTCTCCATCTTGGCTTCTAAGAAGCCAACCATACCAACCAGTTCCATGATATGTTTGAAGTTTATCCTCATATCATGTTGACCCTTTAATGAATCAAGGGCGGCCATAAATGGTGGTACCCCATAAGGTTCATCAGTATCATTATACATACCAAGATATTTGTAAGTCTCATTGTTCAATTTTATGAACTCTGGTTTCTTACTCAATACTTGGTTGGGATTCTTCTGATAAGGATGGTATACCCCATCATTTAATCTCCTGAAGTATATCTGTTCTGGGTTGATAAATAATACAGTGGAGATACCATTTAAGTTATTATTTGGAACTGCTTCTATAGAAATAGCTCCACTGGTAAGACATTGTACAGTAAACTTGTTTACCAACCCATCTATACCAGCCGTATACTTTGTCCATGATTTAGAAGCTACCATTAAGTGTTCCCTCATTTTAGTAGCTTCTTCTGGAGTATTCTTAGGGAATGATATAGTATGACCAGTGTTAGCTAACTTAAACATATCTTGTAAAGCTATACTAACATCTGGGTTGATTTTATACAAATCCCTAATCAATGGTATTACATCTCTACGAAAAGAGGATTCCACCAGATTGGTAAAATCCCGTAAAGATAAAACTAATCCACTTCCTTGAGTATCTGGTTCTGATACTCTTCCAGGAGATATTGCACCCACTTTCGGTGAGTCATCTCTTATCTCTGGAGCTTTCAATGATTCTTTGGGTTTTCCCCTACTGAACCATGTTCTTGGGTCCAAGATTGACATAATATAATGGTTTTGTATGTTACAATGGAAGGATTACTGTGTTTCTATTAGTAGTCTTCCTAATATGGTTGCATATAGCTTTTCCAAAGATATCATCATCTGCATAAGCCTGACCTTCCAAATCTATATCTACTGCAGAATTATTTTGCCTATGTTTACCCATAGCAACTGGTCTTCCCATACCATCATAGATGAAAGTATAAGCTTCTTGTACAAAGAAAGGATCTTTGATGATTACTTCATCTTCTCGGATATCCTTTTCCAAACCTTCAACTATGAGTGAACGGTTCTTTTGAGTGGTCAACCAACCTGGTATCTTCTCTTCCTCTGGTCTGGACTTTCCCTTTTTCTTAAGAAGTTTTGTAGAGTAGTATAAATTTGGATAGCCCTCGTCCTGAAGTTTGATAACAACTGCCATACCAATGTCATTGGATTCAGGAGCTATTTTAGCATAGTTAAATTTCTCCCCAGTGTCTCCAAGAAGTTTAGCATACTTATCAAGAGGAATCTTACCCTTGTAAACTACTGCTTCTTCTCCCTCTTTTGACATACAGGTAAATGAAGAGTAGTCAGTACCACGGCCAGTAGCACAGTCTGCACCAATGAAGTAATCTGTGTTTGGATCTGGTTCATTAAATTCTCTATACTGACCACCAAGTCTCATTTTGATTGGTGGATATTCAGTGAGCATTTCTTCTATACTCTTGATATCAGCCAGATCAAATACTGTATTACCAGATGACAGGAAGTCACCATCAATCTCTTGAGCAGTTCGTTTGGGACCAAGAGCAGTTGCCATTTCATCATACCAACCCTGGTCTCGGTCTGGGTGCATCTGCCAATACAATCGTATTGGATTGAATGGATTACTTCCAGAGATAGCATCTACCCAGGTACTGTGGTAGAATCCACCAACACCAAAAGGAGTAGAGTTTACTATAGCAGAACCACCAGTTGACAAGGTTGGGAAAGCTGCTGCCCAAATCTGAGCTGCCCAACGAACAATAGCAGCTTCATCAATAACCAACAATGAAAGAGATTCAGAACGACCAGCTTGATCAGAAGTTGGGATAGATTCTATTATTGACCCATTGGAAAACTCCATGGTAGATGCAGAACCATATTCTCCAGTTCTACCATTGATGATTGGTGTTTGGAGATACCATGGAAGGTTCTTGTACATAAACTTGATCTTTTTCAGAACCTTCTTAGCAATGGTATCTTTGATGGAGATGATGTTTATCTTCTTATTGGAATGGTACATTGCCAACCAAAGACAATACATAGAAATAAGCTCTGTGATACCAGCCTGTCTAAACTTCAGAATGATATTGAATCGTTCTTTTAAGAAGTTGTATAAAACAGATTTTTGGTAAGGATAGAGATCAAATCTAACCCTACCAAGCACTGGGTTGATAACCCAGATGAAATGTGAAAAATAGAATATATCTTTTGATACCTTAGCTAGTATCTTTATTTCTTCAGAGCTTAGATATTGTTGCTGTTGAGTTGTTTTCTTAGCCATGTTAGAAAGTATAGTTTAACCTCAGGTATAAATCAGTCCCTATACCTTTCTTCAGGTTTGGGTAATAAAATGAATTGAATCCCAGTTCATAATTAAATTTACTGGTATTGTACTTCAATCCAAAATCCAAATCATATAAGTTGTTGAATGGTCTTACAGTGATTTGTGCTGTTGGAGAAAATCTTTTAAAGAATTTTTTTCTCTCGAAAGTAAGGTTATTGTTTACATAGTTGTATGAATACAGATTTGGGTTGATTGGATACTGCTTGTTGTATATGTTTCCTTTGGTGTTTAGCAGATTCATATCCAACTTCCTATCATCAAACAACAGTGAAATCAACTTATCATTGTTTGGATATTGAGTCAAGTATTGGGAAGATATACTGAGGATTGATGAGTCTTTGAGATAGATTTCAAGAGTATCATGTTTAACTTCTACCTTCTCAACAAAAACTGAATCAACTTTGTATTGAGTTATGTACTTTGGAACTTGGATATACTTGTACTCAGTATCTGGTTTCAAGTACTTATCCACATAAACTGTATCTGGTGAAGATTCCAAGAATTTCACTTCTGATTTTGGATTCAGGAATTGATAAACACATAATATCCCAAGTCCAATGGTCAGTATGTAGAGTATCCAAGTCTTCATGTTTTGTGGTTTTGATGAACAATAGTCATTTCATAGTTTTTTGAGTGTTTAAAGGGGAAAGGGGGGATTATAGGGGGGTATGGGGATATATTCAGGTCATATATGTTATTAGCTCTTAATAGCCTGATAAATATTTGCTAGCCAAAAGTTATTAGCCTAAAGAGGCTAAGTATTTAGGAGGCTAAAAGAATAATTATCATCTAATGATTTTACTACTACTAAAGTAGTAGTAAAATTATCCTATAGCTATGCTATAGGATAATTCCTTACACGCATGTATACGTGTATATACGTACGCACGCATAGTACTTTTTAATTTAATTTTGATTTTTGATACATTTTTTGAACCATATACCAACTTCATAAACTGATCCTTTAGATAGTGTATTTCTAGCTTTATTGAGCCAATAAGTTTTATTAGAATTATCAAAATAAATCTTAAAATTTCTAGGAAATCCCATAATGATTCTATATTCTTCAATTCCCATGGGTAATCCATTAGGATTAAACTGTCTATTTGAAGGTCTTAGAGTCAAAGGATAAGCATTTGGTCTGTTTCTATATACTCCAGGTAAAGTCTTCATCTTAGTACCTTTCATAGGCCACTTAAATTCATCTTTGAATTCAGTATTCCAAAGCTTTTTTACTTGTTTTACAGTCAAAGTTGACTTAGATTTATCAGCATAATGATACATAGCTAGTTTTTTATCATCATCCTCTCTGAAATTTAGATCATTATTGATCATTTTACCGATATCTTTCACTAAAAATGGTTCAGAAACCTTAAATAATCTCTCAAAATGATGATAATCTACTCTTGAATCATGTCTAATACCAACTAATATCAGTCTTTTTCTTGATTTTTGAGAATTTCCAAACTCAAAAACTGAATGACAATGAGGTATCAGATGATATTTTGATAATTTTTTCTCCCATTCTTCAAAAGGAATCAAATCTAAGAGCTTTGGAAGGTTCTCTAAAAGGAAAACCTTAGGTAAAAATTGCTCAATAGCATTCAAATAAAGGTTCAAAGTTTTATCTTCTTGTGGTTTACCAAGGGTTTTCTTCCTTGAATAACTAAAATTACTAGAATGACCACAAGAAGGGGAACCAATTATGATATCAGGATTAACCCCTTTGTATTCTTCAATACTTTTTAAGAATGGAATATCACCAAAATTAAGTTTCCATTGCTCTTCATTTCTAGTATGGAATACTCCTCTTGGTTCAATATTACCAATTAATCTTCTTTTAAATGGGAATAAGAGAGCACCTTGTGCAGCTGCAATCCCTAATACTGTCATTTTATTTGCCATAATGGATTAGAATTATATAATTAAACAAACTGGTATTGCAAAGCACTCTTTAACTATGCAAAATATTAATCAAACTCTAGAAAAGTATATGAAATTAAACATCGGAGATCCAGTATTGGTAACAGGACCAGCTCATTTTGAAAAAGCAGAAGTAATTGAAAGGAGCAAAGGGATTTACACTTTAAATAATCAAATGAAGATCACCAAGGATTTGAGTATCATTGGGAATAGCAGATTCAAAGTAACCCCTTTCAATGATGAGGAATATAATTATCTTCTTGCCGTAAATCAAATCCCACGACAATTATCAATTATAAAGGAAAAGATGGACCAGGGGTTAGCAAAAGAATCAATCCTAAAAATCCATCAAAAGCTTAAAAATATAATAACTAAATACACTTAATTATGTTTAGTTTCTGGAGTCAATTAAGAGCACTAGTTGCTACTAAGTATTTTCAAGTAATAGGTGATCAATGGATTAATATATTATCCTATAACAAAGCTCTCAAAAATGAGTTTGGAAAACTATATGAAGATGCTTTAAGTAAACTCCTATTCAGAGCAATCATTTGTTGTATTATCATAACACTTCTATCATCAATATGATCACTTTTCTAATTTCTATATATATTATCGGACTAATCTTAACTTTCTTAATAGATATAACTCTAATCCATAATAATCCAATATTTGAATCAGAGAGAAAATGGTTAATCATATTTTGTATTTGGTTATCTTCTCCTATCTGGATGTTGGGATTATTAGGGACATTATTAAAATCAATCCTTAAGAAGAGATGAACTACTTAGCTAAGATTTTAATTGCCTGGATGGCTGGATTTGTAATATTCGGATTAGTGGTGGTATCGATAGGGTTGACCATAGGATCAGTGATTGATGCCATTACTTTCTTCTCCTTATTTTATCTCATAGCAACTATTATAGCTTTAGCAGGACTATTACTATGGTATCTCTTAAAATGGTTGATTGATTAATATTAAATGACCATGAGTAATTCTATAATGTTAGTCTATAAATTGATGGAATATATTAAATTCCAGACTAACCTATCTAAGGATTATTCTTTAGAGAATATGAACAACCTATTGAAATAATTTTGTGAAATCCACAATGTTACTTGTAAGCAATCCCTAATCATCAAGTATCATAAAGGAGTCACTAAATATCTCTCTACCAATGATGGAAAACCTTTAACCCTTTATAAAAATAATATCATATTACCATGACAATAGAAGAGTTTGCAGACAAACTATGGGTAACATTTGTATTACCTAAGATCAATGATTTTTTAAAGGCTAATCAGAATCCCTCTAAAACCAAAATTAATAACTTCATTAATAAGTTAGATCAAGAAGTTGATACCTTTTGTAGAGTAAATGGATTCAAAAAAGAATTTACCTTTGAAGGTAAATGGGAGAATGGGGTATTCTCTGTATCCCCTACTCATTTGGGATATAAAAATAAAATAAGCTTTCTAGAGGAGTAA